TCTCTACACTTGAATGAACTATACAAGATGTGACAGTTTAGAAACTGGTTGAGTGGTATTGCACACTCAACCTTTTTGATGTACAATAATATTATTATGAAATTAAAACCAATGGTAATCACAAATGATATTCAAGATGTTGCAGAAGCACTAAAGCAGCAACTACCATCTATTTGTGATGAGTGGAATACTGTATCACTTCCATTAATGGAGACACTATACAGGAAGAGTTTCAAGAAAATATTTGAGAACAGACAGACACAGGAAAAGACCAAAGCAATATCCCCTATCATCGATGAGATCATTGCAGAGAAGATACAAGAGAAAGTTTCTAACTTCACTATTACAGAAGGGAAGGGATTTGATTATACTCTCAATGATACAGAGATAGAGTGGAAGAATAGTCTATCTAATTCTGACTCATGGACTGGTAACGGTTACAGAAAAACTAACTGGCATGTCTTATGTAAGTTTATCCCTAATGAAGATGGAGTTATTGAGAGTTATTTCGCTTGCATTATTCCATATGATGTGATAAAGTCTAATTGGAGTGAAACTGGTAACAGTAATTTCAGTTCACTAAAGTTGTTGAAGGATGATAACTTTAACATAATCAAAGTTGCAGGTACTTTAACATCTGCTAAAAAATATCTAAAACCTCAATTCGTCACAGTATGATTCCCCTATTATTCACAGCAGCAGGTTTCCTAAACCTAATGTTTTATGTTTTTGCTATTGGATTTGTTATCTCTTTGATACTAGAACAGATTCTTAAGGTCAGACCCTTGTCTGCATTTGCAGAGGTGAATGAGAGGAATAATTTTATAGTCCAGACTAATAGAAAATATTGTTGGAGACAAGCATGGATTACTAATCTTTTTTGGTTCTTATGTAATGTAGGATTATTTGTTATCTCAAGAAATATGGCATCACCAACAGATACATTCTGGAATGGACTATGATACTATTACAGGATTGTATTGAAGGGATGAAGGAACTTGAAGAGGGTTCTATTGATGCTATTGTGACATCCCCACCATATAACCTTAATATTAAATATGGTAAATATGCTGACAATAAACCTAAACAGGATTATCTTGATTGGATACGATTAGTATTCAAAGAAGGTAAACGCATATTAAAAGATGACGGACATCTATTTGTTAACATGGGATATTCAAATATTGACCCCTATGTTGGCATGGAAGTTGCAATGACATTAAGATACGATTGGGTATTACAAAATAATATTAATTGGGTTAAGTCTATTCATGTCAATGATAAGACAAGTGGACATTTTAAACCAATTAATAGTAAGAGATTCTTATGTCCTACATGGGAGAACTTATTTCATTTTACTAAAGATGGTAATGTTAATGTTGACAGATTATCAGTTGGTGTGAAGTATGAGTACTATGAAGCAAACATAAGAGGAAACAATACAAAGGAGAATAAACCTAATCTAAGAGATAAAGGTAACGCATGGTTTATACCATACGAAACTATTAACAGCAAAGAACTCAAAGGAAAACATCCTGCTATATTTCCAGTTAAATTAGTTGAAGATTGTTTAAAACTAACTGGTATTCAAGGTGGAACAGTAGTTGACCCATTCATGGGAACTGGAAGCACAGCAGTAGCAGCAAAGCAATTAAGGTGGAGATCAATCGGATGGGATATTGATGAAGACTATGTAAAGTTTGCTAACAATAGAGTTAACGTAGGATTGACACCATTGCTAAGTTGATATATAATAACGTGAATGGACGACATACCTGTTGTTTACATTTCACATTTACCTACTATTATAGAGGATTAAAATGAAGGAACTTAAAGTTGGCGAGTGGTATCGCCTGCCAATTAATATTGGAGATTGCTCTAGTGTTGAATTGGATGAGATTGAAATAGGTCTCATTACAAGAGCAGCATTTTTAGAGTTACCACAATGGATTACACAAAGGAGTGTAACCAACAGAATTAAAAAGAAAGGTGTATTAGATCACCTAGCAAAACTATTTCCTACTCATTTCATAGTTGCACTAGCAGAACTGACAGAGAGTGACGTATGGGAAGATGGAAGAGAGTTTGAATCTGGTCAAGAGTGGACAATAGATGCTAACTCAAGAGGACATATCTGGAGAAATGGTATGTCAGATGCAGTACCAGATAATGTGCTTGCTATCAAATACAAAGGTAAGTCTTTACTTGATATCAGGAGCATATACTGGGCATTTGATAACCCAACAGCAGCAGAAGTAGCAGCAGAAGTTGTTACTGGTGTGTTGAGATCTCTTAATGCTACCTTATACACTAAGAAGTTTCAAAGTGGTCAGTTCGTAACAGCATTATCATACACTTGTATGTTTGATAATAAAACTGTTTACGGAGACAGAGGACTATGGACAGACAGCGATAGTGATGAAGTTACTAATAGTGAATACAAGAGGAGGATGACTTCGCTTGCAGTTCAACAGTATCTACCAACTATACAGGCAGTTGATGAACTGTTAAATACACATGGTATTTCTAAGGACTTCGATCAGACATTTATTACATCATTATTCTTATTCCACTTAAAGATGGGAACATTTGATAAGAATGTAATTGAAGTCATAAGACTACTAGCAGAGACAGAGTTGGATGCAGACGGAGAGAAAGTTGGCATTGCTACCACTAAAACAGGAGCATTACAACCTCAAGGATGGATTAAACGAGAGAATGACAGAGGATACGACAAGGTAAGTGACATCAAAATTCCTGACAGAGGAAAAATTGATGGATACTATCAAGGAGTTCCATTCTTCTGTTATTGGTTATACATTGCATCTGATAATGGGACTGAAAAGAAACAGAAATCAGGTCCAAAACAAGGGTACCGCAAGTGGTTTGACGATACTTTCATGAATCGAACCAACATGCGTGTCCTACTGGAGGAACAACTAACTAAGTAACTTACTATGAAACGTGAAATCAAACTTCTAAAGAAATGTATAAAGAAAGGGGAGCAAACCCCTTTCCTATACAATGAAGAAGAGACTTTGAGACTCAAGAACAAACTCAAACAGTTGCAAGAATGGTGGGATAGTGCTAGAGTTGCACAGAACAACGGATTTGGACAATACATAGACCAACCGACAGACCAGTCTGAATAGTGTCACAACCCCTTGCATAAGGGGTTTTTTTATTGTATAATGAATGTATTGACAAAGTTATGATGATTCAATTGAGACCACATCAAGAAAAATGTTTCGATGCTATGCAGAGAAATAATGTAGGTCAAGTCATCGTACCTACTGGTGGTGGTAAGACATACATCATGATTGAAGATGCTATAAATCAGTTCAAAAGTCCAGTTGCAAAAACTATTGTAGTTGTTGCACCTCGTATCTTACTTGCTAATCAGTTATGTGCAGAGTTTACAGAGTTTATAACTGATGCTGATATTGCTCACGTTCATAGTGGAGAGACACATTATTTCTCTACAACTAAAACAAAGAGACTAGAGAACTGGTATCATAATAGCACAAAGAATATTATTATCTTTACTACATACCATTCACTTCACAAGATAACTGAATCACTTGATATTGAGATTGATACTATCTATTATGATGAAGCACACAATGGAACACAAAAGAACTTCTTTCGAGCAGTAAAAACTATTACCGCAGATCGTAAATTCTACTTCACAGCAACCCCTAAGATCAGTAAAAGTGGTGCGGAGAATGGTATGGATAACAGTAAAGTATGGGGTCATGTAATTGCTAATGTTCATGCCAAAACCCTTATCAATACTGGTGCTATCGTGCCACCTAAGGTAGTTCCGTTTAAAACAAATAGAAAGCGGAATAAAGAAAATGCTCACGATGTGGATGCGGACAATCTTAAGGACATGATTGAGAGTCTTGATAGTGGTAACCATAAGATACTTGTATCAGCACCTAGTAGTAAAATACTTGGCAAGATGTTAGGACAGACCCCTATTCTTGACTATTTCAAGAGCAATGGTTATCAGGTTATGCACATTACATCTAAATTTGGTGCAGTTATCAATGGTAAGAAAGTAGGAAGAGAAAAGTTTTTTGATATCCTTACTAAGTGGGGTGGAGAGAATGACAAGAAATTTGTTATATTCCACTATTCTATTCTTAGTGAAGGTATCAATGTTAATGGTCTCACTCATACTATCTTATTGAGAAACCTACCTATCATCGAAATGGCACAAACTATTGGTAGGGTCATCAGAGTCCATAAAGATGATCGCAAGGCGGTTGCAGAGGGTCTCATCCCCTCAGGAGCGTTCCATTTATACAAGAAGGCATTTGGACAAGTGACAATGCCGATCGGGTATCGTATGGGAGACGTTACAAAGATGAGACTTGAGCAAGTTGTAAACAGTATCTTTATTGAAGGAGTACCACCCCTCGCTTATTGCATCTAATGAAAGACACAATTTTATATGGAGATTGTAGAGATACAATCCCAACAATAACAGAACCAGTTCAAATGTGTGTTACATCACCACCTTATTATGGTCTTAGAGACTATGGTGGAGAAGACAAACAGATTGGACAAGAAGGAAGTCCAGAGGAGTTTATCGACCAACTGGTAGAGGTATTCAAAAAGGTTAGGAATGTTCTAACTGATGATGGAACTCTATGGGTTAACATGGGAGACACATACTATAACTATAGGAGTGATGGGAACTATCCTAAACAAACAGTAAGTAAAACTAATCAAGACCTACCTAGTTTCTCACCTGCTAGAGGAAACAAACTAAAAGGACTAAAGAGTAAGGATTTAATTGGCATCCCTTGGATGTTGGCATTCGCACTAAGGAAGGATGGATGGTATCTTAGACAAGATATCATTTGGCATAAACCTAATCCAATGCCAGAGTCAGTTAAGGATAGATGCACTAAATCTCATGAATATATTTTCTTACTGAGCAAGAGTAAGAACTATTACTACGATAATGAAGCAATCAAAGAACCTGCAAAAGACTGGGGAACTAGAGACCGCACAAATGGCAAGTATCATAATAAAGGAACTGGTTTACAACCTCATAGCGGATTGAGTAAGAGTTATCCTACAAAGAATAAGAGATCAGTATGGACAGTAACGAGCAAACCATATAAGGAAGCACATTTTGCTACCTATCCACCCGACTTGATTGAACCTTGCATCAAAGCAGGTAGTAAGAAGGGTGATATAATCCTAGACCCATTCATGGGTAGTGGAACAACAGCAATGGTATCTAAGCAATTAGATAGGCACTTTATAGGATGTGAGTTACATGACTCATATAAAACTCTTATAAATGGAAGACTACCAAACACAGCATTGAGTGACCTCTTCTAATGTGCCACTTCAGGTACTGTCACACATATGGTTGCATATGACTAGCATATGCCTTATATTAAGAATGTCGAAACAAACCAACGTAAAACTTTCAAGGTTGCGTTCAGTCGCATTTAAATCGAACTTAAGTAGTTGAGTTTTGTTTCGACCCATCCAAACACAGGGCAAAGATCTATGGTTGTTTCAATTCAGTTGAGAAATTACGTCTTTTAAGTCCCACCATAGAGGTCATCTAGTCAAACCTAACATTGCGTTGGAGCATCTAGTTTAACATGACATTGACCTCTATACCCCTATTCAAATTATTTTCAAAGGTCATGGAAGACACACTCGATCTAAATTTTGAGAGACAAACATCAATCGATAACATGATTGATTCACTCTATGAAGCAATGACTAACAATGGACTGAAGGGAAACATCCCCGAAGCAGCAGCATGTTACGAGGAGTGGGTAGTAGATGGAGTTGACCCTCAAGAAGTTGATAAGTATGAATTCACATTCTTAAACAACATGACCCTACCTACATTCGAGAAGGACTTTTAAATGAAAAACTTTTCATCAATTTACTATCCTGATCTCGACCCCTACGAGCAGCAGTATAATGACATTTGGTTTATGCAAATGTTATCACGTTTAACACTTGACGGTATTTTGTTTATACCTGATCTTAACAAATCATTTAATAAAAAAGGAGAAGAGATTAATGACAACCGCAGCACCTAAGTTACGGTATCCAAAATATAAACTTAAAAGATTCTCTCATAAAAAGTGGGGAGCAGATAAAGTTTATAGAAATGTATACTACTTACAGTTTTTTGTAAACAGTACGTGTGACAGTTAATTATGTGTCACACACTACCACGCATAGGGTATAAACTACCCTATAATAAGAATAACGAAACAAAGGAACATGACTATCCCAACTCAAAACCTTTACGAACAAATGTTCATGAAACAAGAAGAACCAATTGACTTTCTAGTCACTATCTACGAGGACTATCTAAGCAAGCATAATCTACCAGAATATGATGCAAGCGATATGCTTCATGCTCATCATATTGGAGAGATCGAACTACATGATGGTCAAATCGGTTGGTTCAACAACTTTATTCGCTTATGGGATTTTGTAAGCGAAGCAGAATATCAAAACTTTTCATCAGGAGTTTAAAATGGACAAAGCACTAATCAATGAACTAAAATCATTTTTAGTTGAGAGATATGTAGATAACATGTCAACAAAAGATCTAGTTCAATATGTCATGGATGATCTTGATGACCTATACAAAAACATGCCAGATGAAGAGTTTATTGATGAAGCAAAAAACTACTGGGATGACGGTTTTGGCGAAGTAATTGATGAGATTCAAGATTATATGAAAACACCTTTTAAACAACCATTAAGAGAATCATTCGAGGAGACTAACTAATGAACTACAAACAACAAATTGAACTTGATGGTTACATCAATATCTGGGAAGTAATACCAGAGGATGAACATTCACATATTTCTAACAAGATATGGGAAGCACTTGATAGAGCAGGAATTGAGTTATCTCAAGATGCAGAGTTATCAGTTAGAGTCTATGATGAGAGGGTAGATTAATGAAAATCAAAGACGTGACCAACTCACAAAAAGACTGGGATGACTTTTGGTATCATTCTACAGATAAGATAAGTGTTTCAGAGTATCAAAAGAAAGCATACGATGAAACTACATCCATATCTGAATTAGAGAGTCTAGCAGATGACCCTATGGGAATTGGCAAGTAGTGTGACAGTTTAGGTACTGTCACATAGTTCCCCTATTCCTATTTCATTCCCTTTATAATAAGAATAACAAACGAGGAAACTATGCAATTCAAATCTCAAAACGAAGAAACAGTAATTGACTATTACGAGGTTCATAACGTTAACAGAGAGATAGTTAAAAATGCTAGATTGAGAGTCATTACATTCTTAGGTAAGACAGTTGCAAATGCACCTATCAACGTTTTTGACATGGCAGAAGAGATTGATGTTCTACTAGAAAAGAACTATGCAGTTACTTGTAACACAAAAAGACCATCACAGTATATGCTTAATGTGACAGCACAGAAAGTGGCACAATCACGCACATCTTTCTACTAATCCCCATTATAATAATAGTATAAACAAACAAACATCATGACCGAAACACTTACATTAAAAGAGAGAGTTGAAGATTGGACAGCAGAGCATTGTTTAGCACTTGAGCAGAATTATCTTGATTATCATAGGAGAATGATAACAAATAACTTTGAGAGATACTCAGGAGTTAGATCAGATTTATCTGACTATGCAAAAGAGCAACTTGATGCTATGGACAATGGAACTTTCAGAGGTAAGAAATTCACATTCAGCGAAGGTAAGAAGTACCTAAAAGTTGTTATGAATGACTATAACAACTTAACTGGAAAGTATGACGGAAGAGGAGTCCATTGCTTTATCGATAAGAATACTGGCGAAGTGTATAAAGCAGCATCTTGGAAAGCACCAGCGAAGGGAGTTCGCTTTGATATGAGAATTATTAGAGAAAGGGAACTAATGCATAATTCTAACTTCTGCGGATGGTCAGGAGGGTATCTATATGCCAGATAATAAACTGTCACATGGGAGGTTGCAATTCCTCTCATTATTTCCTATTATAATAATAACGATACATACATCACTATTATGAGATCACCTAAAGGTTGGAACATCGAACTCAGCACAACACAATTCGATTATCTTTGTAACGTATTAATGGAAGCAAATGATGACGCTAAAATTGTAGGAAAAGGTTGGGACATTCAAACATTTGATAATCTAGTTGATAATGTTTGCAATGCTAAAGAAACATACTTATCCCTAGACTGTAAAGGTGTTAGGAGTATAGTAGAAGGTAAAATTCAATTGGAGAGAAACTAATGAACACATTTGAAATTACATTTGATGAGCAATATCAACTCATTAAATTATATGATCTCTTGAGAGATAACGGTATGATTGATGATCTACCTAAAGAGATAGAAACCTTTTTTGATAAACTAACCTACTAATGGAAGATTTAACAGAAAAGCAAAAGTTGCTTATTCACTTGAATGAATCTAAGAAGATTCTTGAAAAATGCACCTCACTTGATGATGAGAATGTAGGCATCTTCCAGGAATTCAATCGTATCATATACGAAGAGATTTTGAAACCTATGGTGGACAGTAATAAGACTGGCACATAGTACTCCCATTTTTATTTTATTTCCTTTATAATAAGAGTAATTAAACAAACAGCATGACTTCACTTCAAATCGTAAACGCTCACAGACAGATCTCAGATTTCGTAGATTATGTAGATCTATTCTATGGCACTTCAGATGGTGACGAAACACTTTATCCCCTATATCTAAAAGGTCAGAGATTGACTAAAGAAGATATTCGTCACGCTACTATCGTATATTTGGATAGATGTAATAATGATGATTTTCAAAATTGCACATGGGGTGACGGAGATTCATTAGACAGAGAAAGAGTAAGAGACATTCTAACAGAGAAATTTGGATATGATTACGACAGTGTGACAGTTTAATTACTGTCACATATAAACCCCATTCTACGGAGTGGGGTCTTATAATATTAATATACAAACAAAGAAACATGAATTCAACAGCAACTTACATCGAACCAGTTAATCGAATCAAACAGCGTATTTTGTTTGATGATAACCTCGATAACCTTACATGCTTATGTGCTAACTGGGAAGAGTATGTTATTGAGATCTCAGAGTGGGGCATTTACAAGTTAGGAGGAGTTGATTTTGATACTCTTACTAAGCAAGATATTGCTAAACTAGATCAGTTCATGGTCTCACAAAATGGTTATGAAAAGGAGGAAGTTTAAATGAGAACATTTGATTTTAAAAAGTCTCAAGAGATTAGTCACTCTAATTTCTTACCAGTTCAGACTATTGTAAGCGAAGAATTTGGTAGGCACTTCTTTATTGATATTGCATTTGAGTTCATATCAGCAGCATCCTTAAAAGATGGTGGATATGATAAAAACACTCTCGGATATGTTTCAGAGTGGGATGACTGGGAAGGGGTCAACAAAACTGAACTATTTGAAATATATCGAAAGTTAGTCGCAGATGAGTATCATGAAGAGACTACCAGAATTTTAGAAAGATTTCAATAGTATATGTGACACTTTAAATAGTGGCACACGTACGCCCCATATGTGGATCGGGGCGACTATAATTAGAGTATACAAACAAAGAAACATCATGAATTTATTTGACGCAGTTCCATTTTTCGTAGATCAAGAGTTAGGTTACGAAGTGGACGAAGAGAACATCAGTTCATACGATGTTCAAAGGGTATTTAAAATTGTTGTTGATAATTGCGATAACTTCTCACTAGGCACTTTGACACCTAAAAATCACATGATGATTAAAAGAATGGTAAGGAATGCAATTTCTCTCATGGTATCCGATGATAGTGAAGAGAGAGATCAATTCAATCAAATGGTAAGAGAAGTTAAGCAAGATTTATCAAAGAAAGTGGCACTAGCATAAGTGTCACAAAGGGGTTGCCAAAAACCCCATTTATCCCTTATAATAAGAGTAACAAACACAATGAGACCGAGAATTATGTCACATGCAGTAAACGATTCAATCCTAGAAAATCTTTATGATGAAGTATGGGAGGATTACAGAAAGTCAAACAATCTAACACTAGATCAAATGTATCACTTAGAGCAAGATGAAAATTCTGGTATTATGTCAATGCTAGGAGATCAAGCAATGAGAGCATTTGAAGCGAGGTGCATTTAATGGAACTAACACCTAAACAACTTGAATATCTACTCACATGCCTAGATTTTCATTATACAGAGTATGAAGGTTCTAAGGATGACATAATCGAAATTAATGCTAGTATAGGCAGATTGATTAATCATGAATTAGAGCAATTTAAGAAAGTTCAAAAGAAGATAGATAAGAAGAGAGAATTGCTACCTAAACCAGAATGGGGTTAAAAAGTGCATCACGTTTTGTACGAATGGAGCGAACTTGTTGAAATAGATCAACGATTAAAGAGAATAGAGGAAGCAATCCAACTTACGAAGGATTTAAACACTATTCTCTATAATAGCGATAATAAAGACCTATTGCAACATAGTCACATTATACAAAAGGAATTAGAACAGCAATTCCAGGAGATTCAATCTATTTTCGAGAATAGACTTAAAAAAACTAACTTATCCTAGATGAATTTTAAACTCTTTGACTTATACCGTATAGGGAACGATATAGGTTATATCTCTTTTATTTCTAAGGCACATTATATAACCTTAGTTGTAAGAGAATGGGAGGATAAAGAGACTATGAACGGAAAAAGACAAGTTAAAATTCTTGTATTTCCTCATGAGTATGAATCAATGGAATTACTAGATCGTGATACATATGCGGAACAGTTCCCGCACACATTTGTAAAGGGATGAGAGACGAAGAGAAAATAACTAAACCTAAGCAGTTGCAATATATTTGGACGATTCTTAAGGAGTTGGTAGTTTTGCAATGGATGGAAGTAAGAAAGCATAAAAGATGGAATAAAGGGGAATAACTGAAAACCTTTTAAATATGTAAATAAATCTAGTTTAGTGTTCAATCTGTTACACTCTTAGCACGTTTTTTATCGACTGTCAAGGGTTGCGAGTATACCGACACATTTCTCAGAAGGGGTTGACTTTAATATATAAAGATGATACAATAACACTGCAAGGGTTCAGAAAAAGATCTATGGTTTATTCACTCTATGATGATAAGCATAAATTGATAGGACAGTTTAAAAGCATCTATGAGTTACAGACATTTATTCATGACTTCAGAGTGAACAGAGAAGAGTGGAGGATAAGAAAGAACCAGGATATTAGCACTTTCGATTATATCAAATCTATTGGATATTTTTGGGATTGTGTGCCAGTACAACAAGTGTCACAAGAGGACTTCTCATAGGGTCATGGGTTGCTATAATTAGTATAACAACACAGAGAAACCCAAATGAGAAAGATTGAAAGACAAATGAATCAAGCAATCAGAACAGGCAATAACTTCTCATCATCTAATACAATGGTTAGGCACGGTTGGGAGAATGAAGCGGATGTTTATCTACATGGCAATCATATAGCAACAGTTAAGAACAATTCAATCATCATCAAAGATGGCGGTTGGCAATCCAATACAACCAAATCACGCTTAAATGCTCTACTTGATGAGTTTTCATATGGCATGAGAGTATTTCAAAAGAATTACGAGTGGTTCGTATCTTATAAGAATGTCAAGCAAGATTTTATAAGCGGTATGGAGTTAGCAATCGACTAACTTGACACACTCACACAAATATGTCATAATGGGGTATAACAACCCCATTTTTTTATGATCTAGTAATCTCACAGTCTTATCACAGTCTCATTACGGGAAAGGCAGTATTTTCGCCCCCCGTTAAATAAAAACGAGCCACTACCCTAACCTACAAAGGTTCCCCAAAGCGATAGATATATTAACATCCTTTTAAAAAAAATTTCCAATTAAAAAAATGCCTCCAGAGAAAAAATCCAGTAGACAAGATTTAAGAGTATGGTGTATCGAGCAGTTGATTCGCTATGAAGGTCTCTTAGATAATCGTATGTACGAATGTGCAGACCATGCAGCGTCTGTTCTTAATGTAGACACTAAGGAAACGCTATATACGTTATGGTCTGATTGGAAGCTTAGAAACCCAGTCAGAGACCATCAAACTAATCGAATGTAATACTTATGTCACACCGTTTCACAACTCAACTCGAAGAAGATGATTATGGAGATCTTATATTAACTATACCTTATGAAATATGTGAAGAGTTGGGTTGGAACGTAAATACTGAATTACAGTTTGAAATAGGTGATGATGATAGTAGTATTATATTGAAAAAAGCGATCGACTGAATATAAGCTATAACTCTCGGAGAAACCATACAGTGTATGTATACAAAATGAATTTTACAACATTATGGATGAAAAACAACTGGTAGAAGCATTAAATACTCTTAATGAATGTTTAATTACCATAGGTAAGCGTTTAGATGCATTAGAAACTTATGTTACAGAAATGCCTACTCCTGATAAAACCTTCTATAAACCAGAAGGTGAGAAAGATTATAAGAACTATAAAGAAAACTTAGACTTCATTTACCAAAGATTAAAATTCTTAGAGAAATATGGGTTGTAAAACAGGACTATCAAATGGAGGATGTAGTGGAGATAATCTACTAACAACGTCATGTACGAAATATGATCCCAAACAAGATGGTGTAACGTTTACTTATACAGAATACCCTCAAAGTCCTATCCGATCAGGCAGTCATAATGTGCCTACCAGAGAAGCAAACTTTGTAATGTATGAAGGTGTTGAAACTACTGGCACTGTTACAGCAGGTAATTGTGGTAAGGTTGAATTAGATAACCCTTGCAGTAATGAAGCAAACGCAAAAATAACATTCGATTACTATCCCTCTCAACTCTCATTTGATTTTGCCTATTCTGATAGATTCTTTGCATACCTATACGATACTTCTAATAAAGGTGGAGTAGTAGGAACACCTTGTTATCATATCGAAGACTCAAATGCTTCTACAAGTGGTGGAACTAATGATGGTAACGTAGCAACTTCTTCTAATTGTTACCCTTGTTCTGGTTTTACTTGTGTACCCGCAACCACAAGTCTCTCTTATACTTGCGAAACTGATTATACGGGCGATCCAGACTGCCCTCATCCGTCGCTGTTCGGGTTTGGATCCACAAGTTATAAAGTCGCGTTCCAATATGACGCTTTATCCACTCAACTGCCTGATGGAGTAGTTGATGTAAGTCTCTCTTATGATGGGGTAACCTATACTGATGCATGGAATCAGACCACTGAAGATGGTATACCGTATAATACAGCACAAAATCCGTGGCAAAGTGGGGACGAGACGCTCGATGACTTTACTATCTACGAATTGAATGGGTCGGGAGCGACCACAGGACTCCGAGTAAAGGTGAGGATACGACCTATTGTAGATGAATCAGGATCTACGGTTGCCTTTACAGGGACTCAATGGGAGATTACAGAGATATTATCACCTGGTACTGCTTATAGTGTGGGTGATACGTTTAATCTAACCTATACACACACTCATCCAGACACTACAACAAGCACTTTAACTGCTACACTCAAGATTACAGTCGTTGCTCCAGTCGATACTACCTCTAGTTCATCTGGTTTTGACGTGTTAAGAACAGGTGATACTGTAAATGGACATACCCTTACCCGCGTTTTCCACATGGATGAGGGTAACTTCCCTTATCATGTAGCGTATTTGGATGGGAGTGGTAATAATTTTGCAAAAGATACTCAGTATACCTCTAGTAGAGCACATCTAGTCACTGTGAAAGCAGGTTATGGCATCTCTGACCGTGCAATACTGGTTGGTAAGTATGAATTCTCCGATAAATCGATGCAATTTGTAACTGCGGACATAGATCCAGCTGCACCTGACATCTTTAATACTATAAAACAACCTGATGTGACCCTTACAATTGAGAATGGTCGTGTAACAGGTTCTACAATTACCAACGGAGGAACTGGTTGGAATCAATTAAAGGAAGAACCAGACGTAATTATCACTCCTCCTATTATTGATTCGGGAAAACAAGCAGAAGTTAAGGCAACTTTTAGTGCAGGTGTACTATCTGCGATAGAAATTACGAATGGAGGTAGCGGATACGATGAAAATAACCCTCCTCAACTTTGGATACGCAATAATTATAAGAAAAAAACGGAAACTTTCATAAATGATGCGTATGATTCAACATTTACGCAAAGAAATGAGGAATTAATGACCTCTTTTCCAAAACCAGAGTATAATGAAGTCGATATATCCTTTCAACAAGCGTTAGATCCGACTACTTACGACAGATTACTCGAATTAGGCATTACTCCGAGCACATTGAACCAAATAATTACTGAAAATACATCAAATGCGGTAAAAGGAACGAATGTTGAGGCTCCAGAAATGTCAAGTGCGGATATTAAGTCACTAGATGACGCATATCAGCAAGTTTTACAGACAGATACTACTATAACCCGTGAACCTACGGTAGAAATCAAGTTAGATCCTGATAGAAGACGGGTTTCTGTGATGCCTCAGCGTAAATATTCAACAAGTGCGACTGAATCACTGCGTGAAGTTGTAGAAGCGAAGTATGATCTTAACTTCTTAGACAAAGATGCGTATGTTGACTCATCATTAAAGCAAGTATTGATAGAAGAACTTGCAAGAACACAGATAGAGCGTAGTCAGTCTATTGATGATGTTACACAAACTCAAATTCCAGAGGTAAGTAACTTCAAAGAGAGTTTCGTTGAGACCGTACAAGGGTCGTTTACGGAATTACCTGCTGCCTCAAGCAACACTAAATACTTTATGACACAATACCGTGCGGATCAAGCCAAAGAAACCACTCTAACCGTAACGTTGTCTATGAATCCCGTGAATACAGGATGTGCACATTTTACATGTAATGCACCAAGCGGAACATCAAATTCAACAGGAAGTGATGGTAGCGGAGGAACCGTAACTACGAACTATACTATGTCAGGTCTTTTAGGATCAGGTTGTAAGGCATGGAGTGCAAGCGGAAGTTTGCGAATGTTCCATGATCTAAGTTCAGCTGCGGTTCAAGCAGCAAATGCGGGAGAAGCATACGGTAATCCTTTCCAGATAACGTAATGGCAGCAGGTACAGGAGCAGCAATCTATATGGGTAGTGACAGTGGTCACGGAGTCGGAGTCGGTGCATCGCATCATCCTGGCTTGGGTGGTGGTGTGTTACCTAATTGTCCACATCCATCACTTAGTCCTACAGTTGTTCCTAGACAAGTAAATTCTATGGATGCTACAACCATTTGGCCACCGCATCCGCAATTACCTGCGGGACCTTATCTAAGGACTGTTATTATCAATGGTCAACTACCAATTATTGATCAAGATATTCTCATACCTCATCCTACACCCACACAGCACACAACAACGTCTGTTGGGTTCAAATGCCTTACTGTGCGAAATACACCTGCCTGGTGGTGCACAATAGGGACTGCAGGTGGTAGAGAAGCAGCTGTAGGTCATTCAAGGAAACTTCTTGCTACAAGTAAGACAGTTTTTATCAATGGTCGTCGAGCAGGTAGGTTCGGAGACCCACTGGGTGATAATACACCCGCATTCCCTTGTAATTCTAAAATTACAGGATGTTCACCTAATGTATTCGTCGGAGTTTAATTATGGCAACTAGATACAACACTGGTTTACCTTCTATTGACACAAAACCTAAAAAGACCCGTCAAGGAAAAGGAAAGCACACAAAATATGCTGCTTCTTCAAGAAATGGAGCAAAAAAGAGAAATCGTGGTCAAGGTCGCTAAATAATACAGGACACTTCCTGTACTAATGGCATTAAAACCCGTAACTGGCACTTCTTTTAAGAAATCTCGATCATTTAAAGATCTTGCGATGAATTTTGCACGAAATGCAAATACTAAAGATGCTGCTGCTGTGTTAAACGATAATGCTATCAAACAATCTATTAGGAACTTACTTTTAACAGTTCCTGGCGAGAAACCATTTCAACCTACAATAGGTTCTCGTATCTCTGAGCTCTTATTTGAACCACTTGATAATTTCACTTCTGATGCTGTTCGCCAAGAGGTAATAAATACTATTACACAATATGAACCTAGAGTAAACCTCTCCAAGGTTAATGTTAGAACTAGATTTGCTGAGAATAGTTTTGATATACAAGTTGAGTATAAAATTGTAGGACTACCAACTGTAGAAACTATCGAGTTCGTTCTTAAGAGACCAGAATAATGCAACCAAACAACCTAACAGCATTAAATTTCGAGGATATTAAAGCTTCGATTAAATCATACCTTAGAACAAGGTCAGAATTTACCGATTATGACTTTGAAGGATCTGCACTTTCATATTTGATTGATACTTTAGCTTACAACAGCTATTATACTGCTTTTAATGCAAATATGTCGATGAATGAGGCATTTTTGCCATCGGCAACTGTTAGAGATAATATTGTTAATATTGCAAAACTTTTAAATTATGTTCCACGCTCTATTGTTTCTGCAAAAGGGTGTTTAAAACTTAGTGTACAGACAACTGCTTCAAATGGAGCATACCCTTCAAGTGTAACTCTTGCAAAAGGTGCAGTTGCAACTGGTGGAAACTACGTTTTTAATATTTTAGAGTCAATCACCTCTATAGTTAATACTACTACTGGTATTGCTGAGTTTGATAATGTAATGGTTCAAGAAGGTAGTATTGTAAACTTCTCATATACCGTAAATACCTTTACACAGCAAACTTATAAGATTCCTTCTGAGGATGCTGATATTGCAACTCTATCAGTTCGTGTAAGACAAAATGAATCATCTACAAGTTCTGATTTATACAGTCGTGTAGATACCATCACTGACCTAACATCATCTACTCGTGCATACTTCATCTCTGAAGGTGAAGATATGCGTTATGAAATTAAATTTGGAGATAATACAGCTGGACGAGCACTTAATGATGGTGAAATCGTTCAATTAGAATATTTGGTGACTGCGGGTGCCGAAGCTAATGAAGTTAACCAATTTTCCTTCATAGGAAGTGTAACTGACTCGAATAGTGTTTCATATTCCCCTTCAGCAATTACAGTAACTATAAAAGATCGTTCTCAACTAGGATCTGCTGCAGAAACTGTAGAATCTATCAAATATAACGCTCCAAGATATTACTCTGCTCAATATCGTGCAGTAACAGCACAAGACTATGCTTTAATCACAAAAAGAGTGTATTCTAACGCTGATTCTGTAGTTGCCTATGGTGGTGACACTTTAAACCCTCCTGTATATGGAAAAGTTTATATTGCAATCAAAACTAAGACAGGATCTCTTCTAAATGACGCAACTAAGAAAACTATTGCTGCAGATTTAAGAAAATACGCAATGGCATCTATTGATCCTGTTGTTATTGATCCAGAAGACATTTATATTTACTTAAAAGTGTATGCACAGTACAATACTGCTACTGCAACCAATACTTCTGATATTAAAACAAATATTCAGAATGGTATCAATGATTGGGCAACACAAACTCAAATTAATAACTTTAACTCTACATTTAGATCTGGAGACTTTGAAAAGGCAGTTGCTTTATCAGATGACTCTGTTACTGATGTATCAACACAACTTTCACTACTAAGATACATTAGACCAACCACTAACCAAACTAATACTTATTGTATTGCTACTGGTGGTGCATTATATGATAGTAATCCTAGTAATAATGATGGAACTTCTTGTAAGAAAGAACCAATCCTTTTATCTGGAACATTTAGAACTGCTGATAGACCTGGTGTTGATCAACAGTTTGAAGATGATGGATTTGGTAATTTAAGATCTTTCTATAATACTGGTAATAAAAAGGTATATACGAACAACGCTGCTGGTACAGTAAATTACACAACTGGTGAAGTATGCTTTGGTCCTGTAGCTATTATCGGTGCAGGTGTAAATATTCCAACAGCAGGTACAACAATTACAAATACTACAACTGGTGCTGGTTCTGTTACTGACGCAACAGTGCTACCAACAGATTTAGCGATTCCTGTTCTGTTTATACCTGCTAACGTGTCAACTGTACCTGCTTCAACACCTGGTACAATTATTAACATTATCAGTCCAGAAGTAACAGTAGTTCCACTTGGTTCTACTCCACCTCCTACTATCCCACTAAATAGTTTGACACCTGCGGTATTCAATACTACACCTACAACTTTAACTGTAGGAGATATTGGAAACGCTGGCAACTTAACCGATACATCCTGTTTCTAAGCGTAGATGAATATCAATAAAGTATCACAGTCGATTGCAAAACAATCACCTGCTTTTATTGAAAACGATTATCCTTTATTCAATAAATTTATTGAGTATTACTATCGTTCTCAAGAGAAGACGGGTCTAGGACAAAATATTGTCAATGAATTTTTACAATACCTCGATATCGATAAACTTAATATCGAAGTATTGGATGGTGTTACGAAAGTTGTAGAAGCATTTACTACAACTGATGATGAAATTGTTGTAGAGAGTGTAGATCAATTTTTAGAGAATGACGGATCAGTATTAATCGGTAATGAGGTAATATATTACGAAAAAACCAGTCATGCACCAAATATTGCGTTAAGTCCTGGTATTTCATATGAACAGGTAAAATTAAAGTGGACTACACTTGCAAGTCCTATTGATTCATTTGATGGATCAACAGTTACTTTTAATTTAACATCTCAAGACAGTCCTGTTGCTGCACCTTCAGCACAACACCTTATTGTTTCTGCATATGGTAAAGTATTAGTTCCAAACATTGATTATACAGTTTCTGGAACACAAATTACCTTTGCTACTGCACCAAGAACAAGAATTCCTGCAGATGACTCTTCTTCAACTTATATTACGTACTTAAGAGGTTTTGTAGAGAATCCAATTGTAGCTATTGATAATATATCTTCCTCATTTGGTGGTGGTAAGACACAATTCACTGTGACTAGAAATGGTGTTAGATATGAACCAGTTGCAGATGAATATATTGCTGCAATTTACGATAATCGCCTTTTAGTTCCAAAAGTTGACTATTTCCTTGATGGTGATCAGTTTATCTTCTTAACTGCACCTTTAAATGGTCGTTTCTTATCTTTATACTCCATTGAAGCACCTATACCTTCATTTGGTTCTAATGCTATTGGATATTCTCGTGTAGATAATACTGGACAGTTAACCAGTGTCGCTATAAATGCGAGTGGTAGTAATTATAGATTTGAATATCCCCCTCAAGTATCCGTAAACTCTGATGAAGGTAGCGGTGCATCTGTAAGTAGTTTAGTTAATGGTATTAAATCACTATCCTTAATTGATGGCGGTAAAGGTTATAGTGATACTAACCCTCCTGTTGCTCAAGTTCAAACTCCAACAAAACCAGGTTCTACAGCAGCAGTATTAAAAGCAACTGTTACTAATGGTGCGGTTTCTGGAGTAGAAATAACAACTTCTGGTTCTGGGTATACATTTACCCCTAGAATCACTTTTAGACAACCAGGCGGTGCTGTACTAGGCACCTGTCCTCTTGTAAACGGTCAAGTGGTAGGCACTATTCCTATTACTGACGGTGGATTTGGATATACTACTGTTCCTACCATTTACATCGATGAACCTACTGGAACTAATTCTATTAAGGCAGCTCTACAAGCAGTTTTAACTAATGGTGTAATCACATCAATCAATATTCTTAACGCAGGTCAAGGATATACAACTACTCCTAGAATTGCTGTAATAGATCCTGTAGGTGCTCAAGTTCTTGAAACTACAGTTGATACTGATGGAAGAGTTATTAGAATTGAACTTTTAAATGGTGGTAGTGGATTTGATGATATTCCTTCTGTTTATATTGTCGATAGTAGGACTGATGCAACTGGAAACTATGCAGGTGGAACTGGAGCAACTGCAGTCGCTTCTATTTTTAATGGTCAAATTACTGATATTAACGTAACTGCATTTGGAACTGGGTATAGTTCTGCTACACCTCCTAAAGTAATAATTCAGAGTCCTCCAGAAGCAAAAGCATCTGCTGAGATTGGTTTGAACGAAGTTACTGGTTTTACAGTAAATCAGAAAGGAAAGGGATATAGTAAAGCAAAATTTATTGGTTGTGCTAGAGCAGCAAGTGGAGTTACTTCATATACAGAAGATGGTAATGCAGTATTTACAAATAATACTGTTGCAGAAACTGGTGCTATAGATGCATCTGTAAAATGTCTGGATGCACTCTTTATTAAGAGATTATTAGACAAATATACAGAACAATATTTACCTGACGTTCCAGAACTTGATTATAAGAAAATTGATGTTAGAACAGCAATTAAAACTATAAAAGATTTCTATACTGCAAAAGGAACATCCTTCAGTATCAGTTATCTTTTTAAATTGCTTTATGGTGAGCAAGTTAGTATATCTTACCCTAAAGACCAAATTATCAAACCATCTGCTGCAACATGGTCTATTGATACCATTTTGCGTGCAACTTTGGTTAGCGGAGATCCCGTTAACATCAGAGATGGTTTAGTTACTCAAGATGCAGATATTGCAGATCCAAGTATTCTAGCAGCGAGTGCTTTGGTTGAAAACTATATTTCAATTAAAACTTCTGATGTAGAAATTTTTGAATTAGTATTATCAGAAGAAACTATTGTTGGAACCTTTGTTGTTCCTTATAAAACAAAATTAGCAGAACCTCTTAATGCAACTGAGTCTATTATTACAGTTGACTCCACTATAGGTTGGCCAGAGAGAAACGGTGAGTTTATTATTGGTGCAAGTGAGGTAGTTCAATATAAAGAGAAATCATTAAACCAGTTTATTGAGTGTACTCGTTCTACAAACGGTATTGTTGAAGATTGGGATTCTGCTACAGAATTAACATCTAATTTTCAAGTTTTTGTCAATAAAGGAACTACCCAAGAGGTTGTTTTAAATGTTGTTGGTATTGTTGATGCACAACAGACAGTATTAACTGATACTGGTTCATATTACTTACCAGGCGATAAATTAACTGTTTCTAAATTAGGTGGAACAGGAACCTCTCCTGAGTTAACAACTTGGTTGTATAATGTTAAAAAGTTAATCTCAGTAACCAGTATTATATACGGTGGTGTTAATAATCAGTCTGCAACTGTAACTTGTTCTAATCCACATGGTCTTTTAGTTGGAGATCAGGTTACAATTTATGGTGCTAACCCAATTTTGTTCAACGGAACGTTTGAAGTAACATCTAGAGATAGTACAACAGTATTCCAATATAATTTACCACAACCTGCAACAGTTATTCCACAAGGAAATATTCTTGTATCTGTTGACTTGAATAAAGGTAAATCTAATGATACACCTGTATTAAATGCTATAGGACCTTATACAACTAACGTTCAAAACTCTTTCTTCAATACTACTCACGTTTACGTTGCATCTACAGGTATTCCAAACTATATTATAGGACCATTTCCTGGTTCTGCACTATTACCAGGCAACCAACGTAAATTAAACAGGTTCCCTCTTGTTCCTGTCACTATATCTACAAAAGATGCTATTAGTCCTGGTCCAATTGGAACTTGGGTAAATGGTGTTTCAATTTGGTCTTACAAGTCTAGTATTAAGAAAACATTTGGTGCTGTTACTTCCATTAATATTACAAATGCAGGTAAAGGATATGATGCTGCATTCCCTCCAACTATTACTGTTTCTGGTGGTAGTGGAACTGGAGCAACTGCATCTGTTGTTGTCAATGGATCAATCTCTGAGATCACAGTCACAGCAAGCGGTTCTGGGTATACATCTTCTCCTCTAGTTTCTATAGTTGGTGGAGGAGGTTCTGGTGCTGCTGCAACTGCGATTATCACTAAAGGTGTTGTATCTAGAATTTTGATTAATGATGGAGGAACAGGATATACATCACAACCTGCAATTACTATTGTTGGTGGTGGAGGATCTGGTGCAACAGGAACAGCAAACGTTAGAGGTCCGATTCAATCTATTGCTGTAACAAGTGGTGGTGCTTCATATACATCTAAACCTAGTATCGTATTAAGTTCTGGATCAGGTGCTGTTGCACAAGCAATTGTACAGAATGGTCGTATTATATCAATCGCTATTATTTCTGCAGGATTTGGTTATACTACTGCTCCTGAGATTGGTATTCAAGGTGATGGTTTTGGTGCTGTTGCAAGAGCAACTATTGATGTTGATGGTGAAAATGCTGGTAGAGTTACTGGTATCACTATTGTTAACAGAGGTATTGGATATATTCAAGGAACAACTATTATTAATTTGACCTCTGTTGGTCAAGATGCTGCATTTAGTGCGAACGTATTTGAGTGGACATATAACTTACAAGAAACAACTTCTCTAGATGCTGCTAAAGGTGGAGTATTTGACGGATTTAATATTCAATATGGTGGTGAATATGCTCACCCATCTAATCCTCAAACTTTAAGATATATTCTTGGTGACAACCTATTCAAGAATACTCAACAACAAATTAAAGAACAGGAAACTCAATTAGTTCACTCACCTATTATTGGATGGGCATTTGATGGTAACCCAATTTATGGTCCTTATGGATACTCAGATCCTACTGATCAGAACTCTTCTGTTGCAAGATTAAACACTTCATATCGTTTGAAGACAAATCTTGTATATGATGCAAATACAAACCCATATCCCGTAAGAACTGCTGGTCCTCTTCTTACTGCAGAAGTAGCAGGTAAATTTGTTGAAGATTATGAATACATCTTTAGTTTAGGTGATTTAGATCAGTATAATGGTCGTTTCTGTAAAACACCAGAATATCCTACTGGTAGATATTGTTACTTCGTTACTATTGATACTACAGAAGATGGTAACCCACTTTTCCCTTATATTCTTGGTCCTAGTTTTAACTCTGTTGTTGATACTTGGAACTTGTCAGCAAGTGCTGTTCAGCAAAATATTCCTACTGGTGTTGTTAGATATCGTGATCCTTATGAGAACGTTGATATTGACGTTGAGAGGGCACCAAATGCCTCTACAAACGCTCTAACTACTGAAGGGGGTGATATACTCCTATTCGAGATAGAAGACGAAGATAGAAGCGGTGTGATTGAACAGGCAGAAATTGATGATCCTGATCAAATCTTTGAAGAATCACCTTTACAACTTTTCGATTACTTCCCTAAAGTTAAACTTGATTCTAAAGTTGATATTGAAGTTGAAACTATCACTAAATTTGAAGATGCTTCTGTAACTGGATTTACTATTGAAAACTCAGGTTTATCTTATCAGGTTGATGACCGTTTAATCTTTGATAATGATGGTACTGATGGAACAGGTGTTTCTGGTCGTATTTCTAGAATTGTCGGTGAAAGTGTTTTAACATATGGATTTGAGAATGTTAATGGTGATAATTTTGGTGTATTAAAGACTACTAACCCACACAACCTAGTGGCAGGTGATACAGTCTTTATTGACTATGAACCTATCATGAACAACACAAATAAAACATTTGTTGTTCGTCAATTTAAAGGTATTGAAGAAATTGTTGTAAATCAAACTGGTTCTGGTTATAATAGTGATATACCTCCAGTAATTACGATTGTTCCTAGAGATAATTTAGGAAAGTCTGCTAGTTTACAAGCAGTTGTAACCAGTGTTGGTTCTATTGACACAGTTAATATTCTTAACTCTGGATCTGGTTATACACAGAATCCTCGTGTTATCCTATCACATCCTCAAATCTTTAAGAAAGCAGATTACTATGTTTCTAAGATTGAGAATCAAAATTATGTAAAAGTTAATGACGTTGTTGTTAACACAGATAAAGAAGTTTATATTTGTGGTATCACTCAAGACGCTAGTGGTAATAAAGTTGGATTTGTTGCAAAATTATCTGCAACTGGTGTTAAAGAATGGCAGAAAACTTTAGAGAGTACAGCTGGAACTTATTACACGGAATTTGAAAAACTTTATGTTGATGGCACTAGCATTTGGGTTGTTGGTAACAATAGACCCAACAGTAGTCTTTTGGATGCCTATAATCCTGATATAATCCTTGCAAAATATACTGAAGCAGCAAATGGTTTAAGTGCCACATTAGACTTCCAAAAAGCATATGCAGGTATTTCTGGTGCAACTCGTGCAGATCATGTAACTGCTATTCAAAAATATTCTGATACTAGATTTATTATTGGTGGTTTTACTAATACTAACTCTGGTAATCCTTATGATGCATATCTTGCCTTTATTGATACTAGCGGTAACTTCTCTATTAAAAGAAAAATTGCTACAGCAAATGCTTCTGAAAAAATTACAGATATTATTATTAATGGCACAGATGTTTATTTCTCAATGGAGACTGCAGTATCTTCAACTGCTACTGCTGTTAACGCTGCATTTGGTAAAGCAACTGTCGGAACAATTGATATTTCAGTCGCTTGGATCAAAGAATATACAAATACTCTATATTCATTCTTTAATACCTCTTGTTGTATTGATGAATTCCAAGAAGTTTATCTTACATCAACTCTTAGATTAAAATCAAATAATACAACTCAAGATAGTTACTGGGTTGGTAAAGTTGATACTGATGGTGATTTAATTTGGAATTATCGTTATCTAGTTTCTAATGGTCAAATTACAATGGCAGGCAAGTGCACCATTGATATTTTTGGAGATCTTAACTTAACATTTGGTAAAACTGCTACTACAGATAGTCTTAAGACAGTTGAAAGTGTAAAAATTGGATATGATGGTGTAATTAAAAATCATACTACCAATCAATTCAATCTTAAGAATATTGAAGGTATTACACCTTATAGTCTTGCTACTGATACTTCTGGCGACATTCATATCTTTGGTCAGAGTTCTTGGAATAGAAATGAGTTTATATTCCCATTCACTTCTGGTGCAATTACAGATACTACAGGACATTATACATTAACAAATACTAATACAAGTGGATCTGTTACTCTTGCTGATAATGTTGCTAAGATTTATGGATATCAAACTGGACAATCAACTTGGACTCAGGGTAATCTTCAAATTACCTCTGCTCAATTAGGTACTAGGTTAAACGATAGTTGGACTCTTGAGATGATGCTGTATAAAGATTCTACAGTAACATCACTATCTCAAACTATACAAACAATATTTGCTATTGGCGATGCTGAAGATGCTACTGGTGGACTTTGGTTGTATTATGATACATCTTCTGGAAATCTAGAACTTAAAGTTACTAATAGTTCTACTAAGTTAAATGCTGCTGGTAGTGCATTACAATCTGGTTCATCAACCATGTATGCTAATAATACATGGCAATTTATATCTCTTGTTAAGAATGGAAATGTATTCACTGCTTATGTCAATGGTATACAGGCACTTACTGGTACTATTGCAAGCACAGCATTAGGTAGTAAAGATCTTTATATTGGTAATATTCCTGGTAGGACTGCAACACCAGGTCAATTCCGTGTTAATGAGCAAGGACAATACTTTGTTGATAATTTGAGATTAAGAAACAGAGCAATTACTCCAACAGTTCCTACTGATGTAACTGCATTCCCGACTGCTGGTGCATTTGCCTTTGCATATACTTGGACTGACACTGCATGGTTTACAACTAATCTTAATCAATATGATTATATCGATTATACTGGTTGGGGTATTAAAGTTGATAAGAATGCTGATGCAGCAAGAATTGGAACTTATGCATTACAAACAAATACACAAGTAGGTTTTATTAGAACAAATGTAACACCTGTAACTGGATCTACTCTTACTATAGTATCTACAGGTTTGAATTTAGGTGACGCAGGTTTCCAAAACTTAGACTTTGATGATGCTACAACAACTATGTCTCAAGATACTGAGACACTTACATACACACAAGATGTATGGAGTTCTAGAACTGCTACAGTTCCTTCACCAGGTTCTCAAAAGTTATCAGTTACTGCAGTTGTTAAAGACAGATATTACTTTAAAATAACACCTACTCTTAAGATAGATAACGTTCAAGAATTAACTCTTAATCAATCATTTAGATTTACAACTGGTGCAAAACTAAGACTTAACAATGATGCTGGCACATTTGTTAACTCTGGATATATTGTAAAACAAGATACTACTAATAATAAGATATATCTTGCTATTAACAATAATGACTGGACTAATGACACAGCGACTGGTTTATTAGTTACAGAACAGTTTAGTGAGCAATCTTCTTATGGTATTGTTGGTCCTATTCCTAACGATATTAATGAAATTGTAGCATTTACTTTTGCTAACGTTAATAATACAACACCAGGTACATTTGATATTGATTTAAACAGTTACAATCATCCTGAGGGTGGTAGTAATAACTTAGATGAACTTGCTAAGTTTAAACCTCATAGTGATATTGATTACTCTATTAGAATTGATGAAATAACTACTGGATCACCATTCATTGTAGGATCTGTTGTATTCATTACTGCTTCTGATATTTCATTCAACGCTGCATATACTACAGCACAAATTACAAACTTAACTGCTGTTACTAAGATTACATTAGTAGCAAATCTAACTAAGAGATTACAGGTTTCATCTGTTGCTAATAGTGATGAAGTTTATGTTATTACTTCAAACAGTCACTATCTAAATGCTAATGAAATGTTATTCATTGATGGTAACCCAACTCAAACTGTTGGTGCTACAACATATGATGAATATGATGGATCATTCTCAGTTGACAGAGTAATTAGTTCTAAAGAATTTGTATATAAACTTCCACAGGCAGCAGTTACTTCACCTGCTACAACAGGATCTAGTGTCAATATCTTTGTCAAATCACCTGTTATCAAAATGTATAACGGTCACCAATATCTGTTTGACTTAAGTCATTCTTCAATGCTTGGTGGTAACTTATCATTCTCTAAAGATAACTTAAACAAACTTGAATATTCATTCAACTCTATTGAACGTGTTGGAACTCCTGGTGTTACTGGAGAGGGTGTCACTTCACCTACAGTAAAACTAAAAGTTGATTCCTCTATTGTTACTAATATTTCATACTACTTTGATCCTTCTAGAACAGGAACTGATTCACCAATTGTAGAAGGTAGTTACTTAGATGTTACTAATTCACCTTATCTTGGAAATTTCGTAATTACTAGTACTTCTGGTCAAACTATTACTCGTGGTGCAGATACTTTCAAATTCTCTCTTGTAAATGAACCTGAGGGTGCTGCTGATATTACACAGGCAACTTATACAACAAGTTCTAAGAAAGCAGTTGGATCTATTGGTGCTGTTCGTATTGTAAACTCTGGTGGATTCTATACAAGATTACCTATTATTACTTCAATCCAATCAAATAGACAGATTGAACGAGTTGCTATTAATACACCAGGTACTGAATATGCTGTAGGTGTTTATAATGGAGTTCCTATCGGTGGTGATGGTGAAGGTGGTCTAGTTCAAATCACAGTTGCTGATGGAACTGATGATAGCGGTGGAGTAATTCCTGGTCAAATCAACTCTGTTGTAGTTACATCACCAGGTAAAGGTTATACAACTGCTACGATTGATATTGAAGCGATTGATGGTATTTTAGGAGCAGGTCTAGCTGGTTCTGGTGCAGAACTACAAGTTGTGATACCTGCGTTTGGTTCTGGTGCTTCTATCTTTACTAAAGGTGATAAAGTTGGTAAAATTAAGAAACTTAAAAACAATAACTTTGGATATGATTATCCTCATGACTATACTTTACGTCCTGAGATTACATTCCCAATTAATGCTCAATTAACTAGCACATCTATACTTGCTAGTATTACAGTAACCAATCCTGGTTCTGGTTATTCTCAAGCACCTACTGTTGTAATTACAGGTGGTGGTGGAAGTGGTGCTGTCGCTGAATCTACAATTAGAAATGGTAGACTAGATCAAATTTTAGTTAAGGATCCTGGTGCTGGTTATTCATCTACACCAACAGTTGCACTTAGATCTGCATTTAACTATGTTGTTAACCTTGATTTAGGTTTACTACAATTTGCTTTTCCACATGGTATTACTAGCGGTTCTGCTGTAACTGTAACTGTAACAGACACTGGTGATGGTGCAGAGTATCCTCTTGCTGCAGGTGCTGTTGGTCGTCTTAATGCAAGCACAACATACTATGCAATTGCTGGTGCTGCTAACTCACTTGAGGATGATCAATTAAAACTTGCTATTACTGCTTCTAACGCTGCATTAGGTGATGCTCTTTCTTTCGTTAACGCAGGTAATGGTAGACAAACAGTATTGACTGAATCATTTGGTGGTGCTGCCACAGCAAACGTTGTTACATCTACGTTCCTTGAGGGTGAACTTGTTTATCAGGGTGATAGTCTTGAAACTGCTACTGCACAAGGATATGTTTCTACTAACCAAGGTTGGCAGATTGGACCTAGAATTATTAAGATTGTTGATTATACTGGTGATTTTTCTGAAGGTCAAAAAGTAACTGGTGTTATTTCTAAGTCTTCAGGTACTATTAGTGATCTAAACATTGCTAAAGGTGTTCTTGAGATTGGTTCTATCACCAAGACTACAGGTCAATTTATCGATGATGTTGGTAAACCATCTGAAATTATTCAAAAGATTCAAGATAGTTACTATTATCAAGACTTCTCTTATGCAATTAAGTCTGCTGTTTCTATTGGTGAATGGAAAGATATTCTTATCAAGAACGTTCATCCCGCATCATTTAAAGTATTTGGTGAATTAAATCTTTCTGATTATGGATCTATTCCTAACAAAACTACAGATTTCCAAATTACAAAATCTGTTGAACTTGCTAGAGAAGCAATCGTTCCTAACATTCAGAACTTTGCTTTAGTTGAACCAATCTACTCAGAGTTTAATAATACAGAAGTATTGTTTAGACAGAAACGATTAACATCTTCTGAGAATATTTTAACTTCTGTTGTTCAAAGATTAGATGATATTTCTAATCTATTTGATGGTGAAAGAATATCATTCCCTCTAACAGTTAATCAACAAAACGTTGTTGCTAACGCTAATCAGTTAATGATTGTGTTAAACGGTGTTACACAAAACCCTGGCACATCATTCCAAATTCAAAGTGATTCTATTGTATTCTCTGAACCACCTCAACCTCCTGCAAGTATTAAGTATGTCAATGTTACTATAAATCAAATTGGAACTAAGGATCTTACATTTACAAATATTAGTGGTATTTTCCCTAATGTAGGTAATACTTTAACAGGTACTGTTTCTGGTTCTAGGTTAACTGTTACTAAAGTTCTTGGAAATACAATTTCTGGTTTCGTAACGGAAGGAACATTTGTTGTTGGAGAACTTGTTAACGTTGGTGCTACTGGATTTGCTGCTAACATTGCTGCTGTAACTGATGTTGTAAGTAATGGATTATATGCTTTTGGTGAGACAGTTACTAACCTTACATCTGATACTGCTATTGTTGAGCAAATTAACTTAGCAACTGGTCAAGAAACACCTTTAGCACAGTTAAGATATACTGTTGGTCCTTCTACCGCTTCAATTGAAGTCGTTGCATATAAAGTAGTTAATTCAGATGCTGATGCTGTTGTTCCTCTTAATACATTTACAGTAACTAAAAACTATCAGTTTGGTGCTGAAATATTCAGAGTTGATTCTATTACACAAAATAGTAATTCTACAACTCTTGGAGTTACAAGAGCACAGAGTGGATCTGCTGCTGCATCTCAACAAGAATTTACTCCTGTATATGGAACTGATATATCGGTTACTACTTTCTTAACTTTAAGTAAAACTGCTGGTACCTATCAATCTACACCTGGTTTATTTGATATTCAATTAAACGATTACATTATTGGTGCTTCATCTGGTGTTGTATCTCAGATTACTGCAACTTCTGCATATCAAGATACCACTACAAACGAATTTATTAGTCAGATTAATATTTCAGAAGGTTCTTCATTCTTTGGTCTGTTATTCAACAGAATTACATCACAAACATATCCTAACGTAGTTCTTGACAATATTTCACAGTCTCAAGTAAGTATCGTACAATTCCAAGATAATACAACTGCATTTGACTTGGACTTCCCAAATAATGAGATTCTAAACAGTTATATAATTCCTTACGATAATCTTGTTACTGGTCCTATTCAACAAGATGAAGATATCCGTAATTACAAGTTTGATTATGGTAATGCAAGTGGAGACTTTAATGTTGGTGAAATTGTTAATGTAAGAAAACTTGTATTTAAAGATAGAGTCGGAGATGGTTTCTTTGCTGCAGGTCAAGTAATTAGAACAACGGATACTAAGGCAGAAGTTATTGGATATAGTCAAGCAAGAAGCACTGTATATCTTGGTAAGATTGGTAGAACTCAATCTACTGGCGAAGATTATCATGTTGCAACATTTACCAAAGCAACAATCAATACTGCTAATAAGAAATTTGGACAAGCATGTTTAGCATTAACACCTGGTCTTTCTCCTCATACTTTCACAAGTGGTGTAACTGATGCTATTACTGCAAGTAATGGAGCAACTGGATCATTCACTGCTGCTACTGGAACTACTTACAACCCAGTGACAGGTGATATGGTTCTTGAGATTGGAACCCATACTTTAACTACATCAAATAAAGTGACTATCGCTGATGGTGGTGTCACATTTACATGTGCACAAGATGGTAATACTTCTGGAAAAGCATATCCTAGAGCAACTGATCCTGCCTCTGGATCTGCCCTTACTATCACTGCAGTTACAACTACTACAATCACAGTTGGTGTAGGTGTCGCATCTCCGATAGATGAGTATATTAGTATTCCTTCTTCTACTGAATTTGCATTTGGATCAGGAGCATTTACTATTGAGTGTTGGGTTAAACCATTATCTGCATCTCTAACGGGTGAAAAAAATATTATTGATACTAGAGCAAGTGGTGCTACTGAAGTTGCAGGTCGTTTATATCTTAATGCTGCTCAATTACGTTGGCATGTGAATGGTAGTGATCTTGTTAACACAGGTTCAACAGTACTTACTGCTGACACTTGGTATCATGTCGCAGTTGTTAAATCTTCTACAACTACTAAAATCTATATCGATGGTGTAGAAAGAGGAACAGGTACTGACTCTACAACATATACTGCCAAACCAATTAGAGTTGGTATGGATTATAACGCTGCTAATGGATTTGCAGGTTATATTGATGAGTTAAGAGTATCTAACACAAACCGCTACACAGGTGCCTTCACTGCTCCTCTAGGGGTCTTCCAAGGTGATGCTAATACAAAACTACTATTCCACTTTGATGGTGCTAATGGTGATCAATTTACACAAGACTGGTCAGGTACACAATCATTCACTAAGGGTGAAGACTTTAATAATGATGCCATTCTTGCAACATCTAGAGTAACTGGTGCACCAGCTGGATTTGCTTCTAAATCACAAAGATATTACGATGCTGCTGATCTAATCATTGCAAACAGCGACTTCATTAAGAAAGAAGTTGTTTATCAAATGAGACAGAGATATCCTGAGTTAGTAATCTTAGGAACTCGTTATACACCGACTGCTGCAACTTATGATGCTGCTACTGGTCTATTGTCTATGACAGTGACTGGTAACAATCTAGTAAATGGTGGAACAATAACTCCTCAGACAGCAACATACAACGCTGCTACTGGTGTGATGGTAATTACTAAGTTGGCACATGGTCTTAAGAATGGTCAGAGAGTTAATATTAAGGTTGGTGGTGTTACATTCACTTGCACACAAGATAGTGGTGCATCAGAACATGCATACCCAAGATCAACAGATCCTGTAGCTGGTCAATGGATACCAGTTGCTAACGTAACTGATCACACATTTGAAGTAAATGTTGGTGCATCTCCATCTGGTCAGCAATATACACATACATTTGTTTCTGCTCTTGCTAATGGAATTACTGTTGAGAAAGATAGAATTAAAATTAATGATGGTGCATTGACATTTACTTGTGCTATGGATAGCAATGGTTCTAATAAAACATATCCTCGTGCAACAGATCCAGCATCTAAAGATGTTGCTCTTCCAATCGTATCTTCTAGCACTACTAATTTAACAGTTAATGTTGGACCTTCTCCTTTAGTTAATTTCCAACCAACTAACGCAACTTACGATCCTGCAACTGGTGCATTCGTAATGACGATTGCAAATCATACAATCAACGTTGGAACTGATATTAGATTGACTGCAGATTCATTTACGTTTACTTGTACTCAAGATGGTAACAGTGCACAGAAGACTTATCCTCGTGCAACTGCTGGTGATGGATCTCCTGATCCTGCATATAATACTGCTCTTGCAGTTACTGCAGTTGGAACAACAACTCAGGATGTTAGTTCTGCATCTTACGATCCTGCAACTGGTATTTTAACAATCAATACTAACTCTGCCCATTCATTATCAACTGGTAATAGAGTTCAAATTGCTGATAATTCTCTTACATTCACTTGTGCTTATGATAGCAACGCTACAAACCATACATATCCAAGACAAACTGATCCTATTAGAGGAGAATGGGTTGAAGTAACTGTTGTTGATTCTGATACATTTACAATTGATGTTGGAACATCTAGCGATACTTCTACACATTCTTTTGTATCTGCAACTGCTGGTGCACTAATCAAACAAACTGGAACTGTAACTATTAACGTTGGTGTTTCTGCTCAGGCAGATCAATATGCACATACATTTGTATCTGCTGCAGCAAATGCAGTTGTTACTGGTGGTAACTACTTACATACATTTGTTTCTGCTGTTGCCAACAGTGTCATTGGTGATGAAGGTATTAACTGTGAAGATGATATTCGCGACACATTAAATGCGATTGTTCAAGATATTCGTAACGGATCAAATAATCATATTTGGGATGCTGCATCCTACTATGTCAATAGAACAACTAACCCAGTTCAAATTGCACAGATTGAACCTGCAGTTAAGGAAACATTATTTGCTTATGAAAAAGTTGATGACATGCTTCAGTACATCATCACTAATACTTTATGGACAGTTCAAGGTGATCATGGATTAACACAGAAGACTGATACTACAATCACTGATTCTTCAAATCCATCATACACAAATTTTGATGTAACAAATGCAACTTATAATCCTGCAACAGGTGATATGGTGTTGACCATTGGAACTCATTCACTCACCACTTCCTCTAGAATTGACCTTGCGATTGGTGGCATCGTATTTACATGCACTAAAGATGGTAACGCAAGTAACCATGCTTATCCTAGAGCAACTGATCCTGCTGCTAACGCTGTTCTTGCAGTTACTTCTGTTGTTGCAAACACATCTATCACAGTTAATGTTGGTGTATCTGGTGCAAATGATCAATATGCACATACCTTCGTATCTGCTGCTCAAAGTGTTGTTAGAGTTCTTGATTACTCAACAAGTGATTGTGCAGATGTATTCACAACTGTTGGTAACTTAATTAATATTCTCACAGATACAATCACCAATGCTTCTGCTAATACACCTGTTGATCATTTAGCAAGTGTTACTAAAGTTCTACCTGCATTTGAATTTGTAGGTGCAACAGTTGATTCGTTCTTAGATACAGAATTCACTTCTTCATATCAAGATACTACTAATGATATTCTTTATACTAATCAAATTGATTCTGATACACGTTATAGATTTAGAGACGCTGCAAGATTAATTCGTTCCAATCGTTCTGTAATTGTTGATAAGGCAGCTGCTGATATGTTAACCAGATATCCAGCTCTTGCTCAGGATATGCCTAGAAATGCTAATGGTGGAAGTACAGATGGAACATTGCGTTGTAAGACTGACCTTGGATTGATTCTTGATGGTGTTGCTGATGATGTTGAGAACGATGGTAACTTAGGAACTATTACTGCTGCTAAGTTCTATATTGGCAATAGTGGTGAATTACTCCATATTCGTTTACAAGTATTCCAGTCAGTTTATGCACACGATCGTCTTGCTTACTATGCAAAACAAGCAGTTTTAGGAACTTTAGATTATACAAATACTGATAATATTATTGTTGGAAACTGGGGAGTTACTGGTGCGGGTGTGGCTAATTACTTTGATGCTGTTACCACTTATATTGATACTTTAACTACAACTATTAATGACATAATCGCTCCTACAGCTATTGATTACAATATTGCTGCTGATAGATTATACTTCAACAGACTTTGGATCAGAGAAGAAGTAACTGGATACACAATAAACAATTTCCAATACGATCTTAACAGTACAACTTATAACGCATTTACATATGGTGCTGGTCAAAAAGATATTGCTGAAGATGCTCTTGAAGATCTTCTATTAGCTATTATTTCCGACCTTCAAACAGGTGGAAGTAACTCCACTATTGCAGAGATGGAGAAGTATCTAACTGCTACTTTAACTATTAACAATACAGTTCTTTCTGAGAAAGGACTTCCTGCTAGAATTTACTCTATTGAAAAAATGAAGACTATTGGTGAATATGCATTGAAAAATTATGCATATCCCTCAACTTCTAATGAAACTGCACCAAATTACTCTGCCATATACACAGGACAAGCAGCTTATAGAGATTCTGAATCTCCTAGTGCCATCAATGATGTTGCATTTAGATTTAAAGAGTTGATTGATATTTCATTAAACATTCTCGCACCTGGTAGAAATGTTGCTAGAAGTGCTGCTAAGAATATTCAATATAATACAAACTACTATCAGAATGAAATTGGAAACCAAGTCAACGCTCAGTTTGGTAGCGGTTCTTGGGTATATGATTCATTCGTTGAAGAGTTAGTTGATAACTTTGTTGCTGATAGTATTACAACTGATATTACTAAAAAATCTGACGCATATACAATCACTCTAAGTGCTCAAAATGGAACTAACTTTGTTGTTGGTGAAGTTGTAACTTCTAGTGGTGGTGGAATAGCAACAGTACTAGAATGGGATCCAGAAAATGATTTACTATATGTTGGACCATTTACTTCAACAGCATGGGTAGCAACTAATACTCTTAGTGCTCCTAGCGGTGCAACAGGAACTATTGGAAGTGGTGGTGTAAGTAGTGCTTATACTTGGTATACTGAACCTTCAAACGTTGAGTATCTTAAGAGTGCAAGATCTATTACTAGCAACATTGCAGGTCAAGTTTCTGGAACTAACCTTTGGACTAATCCAGAGGCATTTGGAACTAATTGGACTGCATCTAATCTTACTAAAACAGATAATGCTTTTGCAGGACCTGATGGAACAGTAACTTCAGAAAAATATGTTGGTCAAAGTGGTGTATCAGGTAATCACATATTACACAGAGACTTCAGTTTGACTGCGTTTGAAACCTTTGATACTGACAGTGTTAAATTTGACTCTAGTGGTGAAACATTTGATACTGGTTCTACTAGCGATGTATCTCAAACATTTACTGCATCTGTATTCTTCAAAGCAGTTGGATCACAATCTATAAGATACAAATTACAACTTGATCAAGGACAAGCAGGTGAGCAGAATATATTCTTCGATCTAAATCTCACTAACGGAACTATCGGATCTCTATTCATACCTCAAGGTGGTATTACTGGAGATGCTTTTGGTGCAATTCCTTATGGTAATGGTTGGTATAGAGCATATATTACAGCAACATTCTCCTTCGGTTTCTCAAGTCTTAGAACTCAAGTAACAGTTAATAGTTCTACAGGTTCTGCTAGTTGGACTGGAGATGGAACAACTGGTGCATACTTCTGGGGTGCTAAACTTAATAAGGGTGCTGTAGACCCATACACAGCAGTTAGCGGACAGATATTCTATGCTAATACAGAATACAATATTAAGAACTATACTATTGATCTATTAGAAACTTACATGAGTCAAGCACTTGATAATACTCTTACATCCCCTTCACCAAATTCGGGATTCTATTCTTACTATGATTCTACTGCAGCAAGTGATTATGCTAAAGTTTCTGTTATGGGATTCGTTAGATATGGATTAAATATCATCCGTAATCAACTTGATGTTGATAGTTACTACACAACTGTCATACAAAATACTGGTATAACTGTTCCTACTAAAACATATGGAACTAGAGAGATTCCTGTTGGAGTTTCTGGAGGAGTAACTGCATCAGATTATATTTACGGAATTGTAAGTAGTCAGTACGCTGAAATAGAAAATATAACTGAAAATACTGGTAAAGTTGTTCAAGTATATCAAAGATTCCGTATTGATGGTGATATTACAGATGGTCCTTACACCATGAATGAAGTTGTTGCTAAACAAGGTAATCCTTCTGTGACTGGAGTTGTGTATGGTTTCTGGTCAGATGCCAATTATAAGTATCTTGATGTTCGTGTAACTGCAGGTCCTTGGGCAGTAGCAGATAACATTGTTGGTGCTACTAACTCTACAACTGCACAAATTAGTGCAGTCGAAGACAGGATTCATGTTATAGATCTTAAGGGTGAATTTGCTGATAATATTCCATTCAAAGGATATACATCAGGTGCAACTGCAACACCTACATCATTCATTAAATCTCAAGCAGCGATCATCGATAATACTGGTGGTAAATTAACAGTTGACACTGAATCATTACTAGGAACATTTGAAACAACGACTGTTGTTTATCCAGAATCTTCCAGATCATATCTTGATGTTGTTAAGTTCTCTGGTCTTGATATATCTGTTGGTGACAGAATTGCATCTACAGGATATAAGAGACTTGGTATTTCAGTTATAAGTGGATTAAATGTATTTACTGAGGGTAATAGACTTTATAAAGTTAACTCAGGTATACAAGATACAAATACATATGCCATTATTACTGAAGTTGACATAGCAAACAACTTCATTTACATCGCAGAATATCAAGGAACATTTACTAATGGTGATATTATTGGTGACTATGGTGTTGCTGCTAGTTTCCCAGTAGGTTATGGTTCCGTTCTAACTGCAACTACAACTGCAGGTGCAGCAGCTGGACTTGTTCAAGATATTCGTGATGTTGGACTTAATAAGAGATTATATCTCAGTAATATTGTTGGAACATTTGATGATAAGGATGGAATCAAAGGACCAGATTCTTATGGATCTGTAATCATTGGTAAGGTTGAACTTAAAGCTCGTGTTAAACGTTCCTTTAGAGGATTTGATGGTGTTCAAACATCATTCAAACTTACACAGAATAATGGAACTCAATATCTACCTGATCCTGCAGGACATATGCTCATCTTTGTTAATGGTATTCTACAACCACCAGGTGCTACTAATGCATATACAGCGTTCTCTGATACTATTCAGTTTACTGAAGCACCTGATCTTGGAGCATCATTCACAGGATTCTATGTTGGTAAACTTAGACAGTTAGATGATATATCATTCGAGTTTGATTCATTACGTCAGTCATTCAACTTGAAACGTAATGATGTATTCTACTCACTAACTCTTACAGAGGGTGTACAATCTAGCGTTATCAGACCTGAGAATAATATTATAGTTTCTCTTAATGGTGTTATTCAAGAACCAGGCGTTGGTTTTGAGATTGTTGGTTCTAGAATTATCTTCTCTGAGATTCCTAGATTTGGATCAACATTCGTTGCCTTCTCTTTTGTTGGTTCTGAAGCAGACGTTGATGCTGCTGAAGTTATTCCACCAATAGAACCAGGTGACTTCATTGATATTCAAGGTGAAACCTCTGATAGACAGGTTGCTGTTATTGAATCTTCAAACTCATTGATTACATTCGATTATCTTGGATCTGTATTTGGTCAAGGTGCAGTTGGACAATCTGTTATAACCTCAGGGTATATTAAGAATGTTCAAGTAACATCTGGTGGATCTGGTTATACATCAAGACCTACTGTTAGACTTGATTCTATCTCTGGTTTTGAAGGAAATATTAAGGCACTTGTTGGGGTAGCAGGTGTTGAAATGAGTGCTGCAGGATCTGGTTATCAGAATCCAGGCATCAGCGTTGACACTGTTGTTCCTGATGATTATGTTGCTCCTGACCTTTCATTGTATGGTGAAGAGTTAGTAGACCCCGAAACCCCATAAATAACTAAAAATCGTAGCAAGAAATGGCTAAACAATCCCTAGGTCTTGGATCATCAGCTAATGATAACACAGGTGATACCCTGAGAGCTGGTGGTGACAAGATTAATGACAATTTTAATGAAATATATACCGCTATTGGTAACGGTACAACTTTGAACGTCAGTGTATCAAACCCTGCCAATGGTCAGGTTCTTCGATATAATGGTTCAACATTTTTACCATCTGATTATAGTGCCTTAACTTCATCATTAGATGTAGCAGGTAATTCTATTATATCTTCTTCCAACGGTAATATAAATATTAACCCAAATGGAACTGGTAATGTAGTAGTTAATAATGGAAGTATTGTTAATACTTTTAATGGAACTACAGGTATAATTGATTTCCCTACAAAAGTTTATTATAAAAACGAGTATACAGCAATAGGAAATGCACCAGCTGCTTCAACATATACGGGTTATTTTTTCACTGTTGATGGTGATGATAGTCCATATGTAAATATCAATATCACAGCTGGTGGTGTTGGTGATACTAGAGCAAAACTTCTTACTCAATATTCTAGTATTGATGCATTAAGTGACGTAGATACTACAACTGTTGCACCAACTGCAAACCAAATTTTAAAGTGGAATGGAACTAACTTTACACCAGCTGATGAGACTGGTGGAGGTGCTGCATCCCAGAATATTTTTGCATCTGTAGCTGGTGATTCTGGTTCAACAACTGCTGATAGCACGAGTGATACCTTAACTATAGCTGGTGGAACTAATATTACAACTGCAGTTTCTGGAGATACTCTTACAGTCAACTTCAGTGGAACGTTGTCTACAACTCTCGCTGCTCTTACTGATACTGATGTCTCTGGTATTACTCAAGGTGATTCATTGTTCTACAATGGAACAAGTTGGGTTGTTACTAGATCACCTATTACATGGTGGGAGTTAGCTGCACCTGATGCTTCTGGTTACAACTTTACAGGACCAGGTTTTGCAGCTGCAACAGCAGATCCTACTTTATATGTTATGAGAGGTGCAACATATGCTTTCGATAATAATGCTGGTGGAGCACACCCATTTAGAATTCAAAGCACTCAAGGTTTAACTGGAACTCCATATACTACAGGTCAAACTGGTAGTGGAACATCAGTTCTTTATTGGACTGTCCCTATGGATGCTCCTAACACGCTGTATTATCAGTGTACAATTCACGCAGCAATGGCTGGTCAAATAAACGTAGTCGCATAATAAATGACAAGAACGGTTCCTGGTACTGGTGCAACAATCAACCCTATCTTCGATGAAGTATTTGGGGTTCGTGCAGTTGAAGTTACGAATGGAGGATCTGGGTATTCTCCTACAGATCCACCACGTCTAACCATAACTGGTTGTGGAACTCCAACTAAAGAGGCAATTCTATATCCAATTATTGATACAGATTCTGGAAGAATTATTCATGTTCGTGTTTTGGATAGAGGTCAAGGATATGATCCTCTAAGATTACAAATTATTCCTCAAGATGAAACACCAACTATTGTTGATTCATTTGATATCAATAGAATTTGGCAAAGTCATCCAAACGCACCTACCACAGGGTCTTTTGCGGGCACTACAGACAGACTTACAATACAATCTGATAATCATCCTAAACCTACTTGGACATTAGCAGAAGCTGCACCTGGTGGAGGTCCTTTAGTTGATAGAACTTTTAATCAAGCATTTATATATCGTGGTGGTAAAGATGTTCCTAATCCAGGTATAAGATCTTTTCAAAACGATAGAGTAAACGGTATATTAGCAAACGGAGGTTTATTACATACACCTGAGTGGGGTGTAGATGGTAATGCTCCTTCTGGTCATCAAATTGATGTTGTTAAGTATCCATATGTAAAATCTATGGATACTTATGATGTTGTTACTGAAAGCAATGTTAACTACTATCATTCAAATGAGGTAATTCCAGAGTTTGAATTGACTAATGGTGTTTTCGATTGGGGAAATATTCAACAGTTTACTTGGAATATTAAAGTAGAATTAAATAATTTACAATTTGATGTTATTGAAGTTGATGAAACATTAGGAACTGTAGAAGTTGGTAGAATAGTTGATGAAGTATCTGGTGCTGCAAGAGGAGAAATTGCTAAAGTTGTAAGAAATGGATCGAACGTTGTAACAAGAATCTATTTAAGAAATGTATCTACAGGTGCATCTTTTACAGATCAAGATGTTTGTTTAGGTTCAAATGGTTTTCAGTTTAAAATTAATACGATTCCAAGAATACTTAAACCATATTATATTGATTTTGGAACAAGTGCTTCTAGATTTGGTGCTTTTGTACCTGGTCAATATTATTTCGCTCCTGAGAATATTCAAGTTAGAGCAAATGATCTTATAATCTTTAATCAATCTGATGCTTCTAATAATGAAGGAACAAATGGGCATCCAATTAGACTTAGCACAACTGCTGATGGTCCTCTAAATCAAAGTCCTGGCACAGTATACTATCAAAGTACTGGTGTATCTCAAGGACCTGCTGCAGATTACGAAACTAATTTCCAAACAGTCTTTATTATGAACTCTGATGAGAGTTCTAGAATTTATTACCACTGTGCATATCATACGCACATGGCTGGTTATACAGGTGATGAAGGATATATTACTTTAAATACTGCTTCTGAAACATACACATCTACTAATAATTATTATTCAGAAGATTTTTATCAATCAGATTCAAATGATCCTAATACTATTGATAGATCCCGTCATGTAAATGGTCATTCTAAAATTCTTGGTATGTCATATGATGGTTATCCTATTTACGGTCCTTGGGGATACAATTCAAGTAATGCTGTAGCAAGAGAGATATCATCATATCGCTTAAGGACAACTGCTGAATTAGCAGGTAATAGACCTCAGGTAAATACAGTATCTACTGTCACATATGCAGTAACAATATCTAATGGTCAATTCTTGTTTGATGGATCTCGTCCATCATTCTTAGATTTAGATCGTGGAAAGACATATATTTTCAATCAAAATGACTCATCTAATGATAGTCAACATATTCTAATTTCTACTACAACTGATGGATGGCATGGGATTAACCCTGTTGTCATTGGAAATACTGCAAATGTGTATACTGGTAATGGAATTAAATATTATATTGATGGAAGCGAAGTAACATATCAATCATACTTGTCAGGATTTAACTTGGCTTCTACTCGTGAACTAAGGTTTACAGTTCCTGTTGATTCACCTGCACAGTTATTCTTATTTGCATACACCACTGCAGGACATGGTATTAGAACAGTTCAAGAAGGATATGTCTTAGGTGATTTAGTTGGTGATTATATTTACGACTCATCTGTAGGAACACTAGACGAATATAATGGTAAGTTTGATTCTACACCTGAGTATCCAAACGGAACATACGCATATTATATGACAGAGGATAGTAGTGCTGATCCTACATATCCATATGCTATTGGTCCTAAAATGTATGGTGTGCCTATTGTTGAGGGAGATACTTTACCAGATGCACCGACTATATTCCCAACTATTGCTGAAGGAGATGTAATACTAAACACTGATGGAACAGTATCATATGTCAAGATGACAAAGAAAGGTGATAATTTCTTTGGTACTGCTAGAGCTGAGATATTAGGTGGACAAGGAACAGGTGCTTTAGGATCTCCTATTGTTCAAACTGTTACTGGTTTATCACTTCTTACAACAGGTAGAAGTTATGCAACTCCTCCAACACTTATTTTTGAAGGTGGTGGTGGACAAGGTGCTCAAGGTGCTGCTGAGATTGATACATTAGGTAGAGTTACTTCTATTAATATTGCAGATGACGGTGAATTCTATCAAGAACCTCCTTTTGTATTGATCTCAGGTGGAGGAGGTATTGGTGCTAAAGCAGTAGCAACTATTGATCAAGGTAAGATTACTGCTATCACAGTTACAGAACCTGGTAGTGGATATACCTCTGCACCAAATGTAATTTTCACTAAGTTAGTAAATCTTAAACGTAGAGCAAGAGCACGTCAGGCAAATAACTCTGGTACAATTTACTTAACTGGTTTAGTTAAAAATGTAACTGCAAATGATTCAGAAATTTTTGTAGATTCTACTGATGCGTATCCTGGTTCTGGTCAAATTATTCTAAATAAAGAAACTATCACATATACTGCTAAAGTAGCTGGTAAGTTTTCTGGTCTTACCAGAGGTGTAAACTTTAATTATGATCAACGGGTAATTCTTGATGCAGGTCAGAATGATTCTGCAGGTAATTCAACATATGCATTTAATGTTGGTGATAGAGTTATAAGAAAGGTTGAGAACTCAGCCAATAAAGTTGCAAAGGTATATGATTGGGATCCTGCATCCAGAGAACTTTTAGTTACATTTGAGGTTGATGAATTAGCATTCATTGATGGTGGAAGACCATCTACAGAAGATGCTATTGTTCAATTTGATGCAGGTGTTGCTGCTTCATCTGGAACAGGTATTCTTCCTCATACTACTGAAGCGAATGTAGGAAGTTCAATTTCAACATTAACAGTTCCTATTGCAACAATCTCAGATACTAGATTTGTTGATACTGCTGAAAATGCTGGTGCTGGTGATGGTATTCCTGACTTAGTGAATACTGCTACTGATTTTCTAAATCAAATTAGTCTTGATGGTGGTATCTACAGTTCCTTATATGGTATTGAAGAAACACAAGGAGGAACTAACACAACTTTATTCCAAGTTGGTGATAATATTAAAGATGGTAGTATTCCATTCAAATACGCAAATATTGACACTGCTGGTGCATTAAGTGATGGTGTTGAGCATAACTCAACGCTTAAGATATTCTTGGATGCAACAAATGCTAATGGACAGAACTATAGTGTCAACGAAGTTGTCACGGGTGCTGTATCTGGTGTTCAAGCAACAGTAGTGTCTTGGGATCCTTCTGAGACTTCAGTTGTTGTTCAAAATGTAACACCATATAACACAGGTAATATTGCTATCGGTATTGCTGGTTATCTATATGAATTTTCACAAGATGGCACGATTGTTGATTTCAATGTTCAAAATCCTGGTACTAACTACTCTGCTGCTCCAACAGTAGCAATAGAGAATACTGGAGATATACAAGCTACAGCAACAGCAGTTCTAACAACTGCAGGTGACCAAGTTGCTTCATTAACAATCACTAATGGTGGGTATGGTATCCCACAAACAGTTGACGGAACTTATAATCTACATCCTACAGTGACATTCAGCAATGCTAGTGGTGATACTACTGGTGCTGGTGCAGTTGCACAAGCAATTTTAGGTGGAGAAAATCTTGTTGGTAACGCTGGTGCAACCTATCGTATCAAAAGAATTGAGTATCAAACAACTGTTCGTTCAAAATGAGCATAAATAAACAGGAGGACATATAGTCACTAGGACATGGCAGCTCTATTAACTGATCAATTTAGAATTTTTTCAGCGAAAAAATTCATCAAGGCACTTGAAGGTCCCGATGCGACTCAGAGCGATGACGCTGCTGGTTCATCAAGAGACCGAGTATATTTGTTTATTGGAAGACCACAAATTTGGGATAATGAAAACTCGCCCCCACAGGCAGTAGATTCATTCTCTGAATTTTCTGGTTCTTATGATGACATGATATCTCTGAAAAGAGTGCTTGCATCTGACACTGTACAGGTGGTAAGACGTATCGACTGGGTTTCTCCAGAAGAAACTACTGGTGGACTAGGTTTTACTTATGACATGTATCGTCAAGATTATTCTCCAAGTAAAACTGCTGCTTCTGGTGCTACTAAATTATATGACTCTGACTTTTATGTTGTAAATTCACAGTATCAAGTATACAAGTGCATTTACAATGGAACCTCACCTTCTGATCCAAATGGTAAACCTTCTACTGTCGAGCCTACTGGGACTAGCACTAGCATCATCACTACTGGCGATGGGTATCGTTGGAAGTATATGTACACTATTCCAGTTGCATCCGTCCTTAAGTTCTTTTCCAATGACTATATGCCAGTCTTCACGAATGCTGCGGTGAAAACCAATGCTGTTGCTGGTGAAATTGATACTGTTGTAATTAATGCAGCAGGTTCTGGATATAACAACGGAACTTATGACAACGTTGCCATCAATGGTGATGGAACTGGTGGTCGTGTTTCTATTGTTATTGATGGTGGTAAAGTTATCTCTGCTACTGTTACATCTGGTGGAACTGGATATACGTTCGGTAAAATCAGTATTGATAACATAACAGGTGTTGGAACAGGAACAGGTGGACAAGTGGATGTTATTATTCCACCTCCAAATGGTCATGGTTCTGATGCTGTTGTAGAGATCGGTGCATTCCGTGTCATGATTAATGCCAAACTTTCATATGATGAAGGTGCAGGTGATTTCCCGATTGATAACGATTACCGTCGTATTGGTCTTATCACTAACCCTTTAAAATTTGGAACTGAGGAACTTATTTCTGATTTGACTGTATCTGCTACAAAAGCAGTTATATTCTCTCCTACATTCCAAGGTAACTATGTGCCTGATGAAATTATTACACAAACACGAGTTGTTGGTGGAACCAACGTTACTGCTCGTGGTAGAGTAATTTCTTGGAATGCTACAACTAAAGTTTTGAAATATTATCAAAACGCAGTTGATGGTATCTTCCCTGAGGTTACAGGTACTCAAAATGAATTTGATGGTTCTAATGTCATCAATGGTGCAACATCTGGTGCTGCTGGTCAACCCGATGTTAACTTTCCAGCCGTGCCGAACTCTTCTTCTAGAACAATTAACAACACCGAGTATGACTTGGGTATGAAATTCAACAATGGATATTCTAAACCCGAAATCAAATCAAATAGCGGTGACGTTGTGTATATAGATAACAGGAGAGCAATCAGTCGTGCTAACGACCAAGTAGAAGACATCAAAATCGTAATCGAGTTCTAATGGCACAAAATACAAATCTAAACGTCACACCTTATTACGACGATTTCGATAAAACGAAAAACTTTTATCGAGTTTTATTTCGTCCTGGTTTCCCGATTCAAGCAAGGGAACTAACTACGCTGCAAAGCACTATGCAGAATCAGGTTGAGAATGTAGGTTCTCACCTATTCAAAGATGGTGCGATGGTTATACCAGGTCAAATTGGTTATGACCTAGAAGTCGATGCTATCATGCTTCAAGAATCATTCTTGGGTGCTGATGTTGAATTGTATAGAACACAATTAGAAAATAAAATTATCACTGGTTTAACATCTGGTGTTAAAGCAAAAGTATTATTCAGTGTTTCTGAAACTATTTCTGAGAAAGGATATATCACTCTATACGTTAAGTATATTGAATCTGGTGGAACTACCCAGACTCAAACAACATTTACAAATAATGAACAGTTAGTTACTGATACTGAAATTACATTTGGAACCACTCTAATTGAAATTGGTTCTCCTTTTGCACAGTTACTTCCTACTGCTGCAATTCAAACTGGTTCTGCTGCATACATTCAACCTGGTGTTTATTTCATCAGAGGTTTCTTTGTAGACGTACCATATCAATATATTCTCCTTGATCAATATGGAACAACACCTGCCTACAGGATCGGACTCGAAATCTTGGAGTCGATCGTTACCCCAGAAGATGACTTATCACTCAATGATAATGCTGCAGGCACATCTAATTATGCTGCTCCTGGTTCTCACAGATTCAGAATAACAACCAACTTAATTAAGAAACTTCTTACAGACGAAGCAGATAAAGACTTTATTGAATTACTCCGTATTAATGGTAGTAAGGTTGAGAAATTAGTTGATCGTAGTGCATACGATGAACTAGAAAAATCCATGGCTCTTAGAACTTTTGAAGAGTCTGGTAACTATGTTGTAAATGATTTTCAGATTACAAATAGAGAAAACCTAAACGATGGATTTAATAATGGTGTTTATAACACTGGAGATACGACAGCACAAGGAAATTCAGCAACAAATCAAAAGTATGCTGTAGAATTTGGTCCTGGTACAGCATATGTTAGAGGTTATAGAATTAAAACTCTATCACCAACATATGTTGACGTAGATAAACCAAGATCAACTAATAATGCTCAGAACGTTATCATTCCTTTTGAACTTGGAAACTATTCTAATATTCAAAATGTATATGGATTCTTAAATTGTTCTGGTTCTACTATTACAAATGCATATCAAACTATTGAATTAAAAGATACTTTCACATCTACACCAGGAACTGCTGCAGGTAATGTAATTGGATATGCTCGCGTATCTTCTATCGAACATGTACAAGATCCAGATACTACATTCGGTAATGCTGATGATAGATATCGTTTGCATATTTTTGATGTGCAAATGTTCACTCAATTACAACTAGCAACTTCACAAAGTATTACTGCTGGTTCTCTTGTAATTGGTAAAACATCTGGTGCTAGAGGATATGTTGTAGACGCTGTTAGTTCAGATCCTGATGTAACTTTATATGCAGTAGAAGGTACATTCCAAGATGGTGAAATGATCACTGTTGATGGTCTTGACAAAGATACAATTTCCAAAAATTATGTTTATGAATATTCCGATACTCGTCAAGTTGTCTCAAAAGATGAAAGCACAAGTGCTGTAGAATTTACAGCAGATGTTGTTCTTGAAGATCTACAACAACTTCAAGGTGCTACATTCACTTATGATGCAACAGGTTCTGCTGAAAAAATTACTGGAACAAATAGTAATATATCTATCGATTTAAGAGCTGGTGATAGAATTTATTTCAGTGCTACAAAATATGTTGATGTTGATGCTATTGATCCAACTAACTTAGCGTCTTCTAACAACGGAACAATATTTAACTATGCTAGTCAGTCAGTTAATGTATCACCTGGTGCTGGTGGTGCTGCTCCTACTGCTGGCGATTATACAGTCTTAGTTAGGTATAGAGCTAAACTATTTGATCAATTATCAGCTTCTCTTCTAGAGCAAATGCCTAGACCTTATGTTAAGAGTATTTCTGATGAATCTATGATTGTCAGAAGGACTTTTGACTCACAGACAGTTGCTTCTAGTTCTATTGCTATTACTCTTCCTGCAAATGAACAATTTGAAGCATTATCTAATTCAAACTATACGTTCACCGTTCTTGCAAGTACCAACGGTACTTATCCAGTTGGTGACCAAATACCTATTGATACTACTAATACTGGTGCTTTAGGATATACAACATTTACTTCATCTGACAGAACAACTCTTCAGATGGATAATCTTACAAACATTACTTCTGTTAAGGTAACTGCGTCTATTTCTAAGAACGTTACTACTAAGAAAACTAAATCTCCTCAGAAAATGTTTGTTCTCAAGGCAAACAAAACTATCAATAACCTTGATAAACAAAATTATAATTTAGCTTATTCCAATCTTTACGGAACTAGAATTGAAGATCAGGATCTATCTCTAGGTCTTGTTGATGCTTATAAGATTCATGCAGTATATGAATCCCTTGATGATAGTGATCCTGTTCTTCCTTCTATAACTTTAGTTGAGCCAACATTCTTTGCGACTGGAAGTATTGTTACAGGTAGAACTTCAAAAGCAAGAGCAAGAGTTGTTGACTTTAACTCAAGCACACTTAAATTAACTATCGTATATCTAAGTGGTCAGTTTATTGTTGGTGAAACAGTAGATGGTTTTGATAGCACTCCTACTGCTATTACTGGAATTATTAATGACTCAGCAGGTTCTATTGTTGTTGGTTCTAAAGTAATTACAGATAGATACAATTTAGATAGTGGTCAAACTAATTTCCTATATGGTATATCAAGATTAGTAAGAAAGACAGGTGTTTCAAGACCAATTAGAAAACTAAAAATTGTTTTAGACTACTATGCACATGCTGCAACTGGTGATTATTTTGGTGGACAATCATATCTAGATACCAATTACGAAGATGTTCCTCTATTTGACGGACTATTCTTACCAGATTACCTAGACTTTAGACCAGGTGTAAAAAATCTATTCAGTGGAACAGGAACAGTTGCATCTCCTGCATTTGTAAACTGTTCTACATTTGACTTTAAGTCAAGAGTATTCCCAACTTCTAGTACACCTGCTGCAACTCTATTTGATGTTCCTAAGGTTAACAGCGATTTCCGTTGTGATTTTGATTGGTATCTTCCTCGAATTGATAAAGTATACTTACTTCCTACAGGTGAATTCCAAATTATTAAAGGTAAGTCTGAAGAGAGACCTTCTCCTCCAGACGATCTACAAGATGGTATGCTTCTAGCAACCATGTCACATGCACCATATGGTTTTGATCCTGTTGATGATGTAATTATTCAAAAGTCTGAGAACAGACGATATACCATGAGAGATATTGGTAAAATTGAAACTAGACTTAACCAAGTTGAATATTATACATCTCTCAACATGCTTGAGACAGATACATTTAATACTGACATTACTGATGCATCTGGAAAGAGTAGATTGAAGAATGGATTTATTGTTGATGACTTTACAGATCATTCTAAATCAGATACAAGTAATCCTGATTACAGTGCTTCATTAGATTATATTGAAGGATCTGCTCATCCTTCACATTTTACAACTAATATTTCTCTAATTATTAATACTTCGTTATCTACAAATTATCGAAAAACAGGTCCATTAATCACACTTCCATATACAGAAGAAAAATTAATTGAACAACCATACGCATCTCGTGTTGAAAACGTAAACCCATTTAACGTTTTTGCATACATTGGTCGTATTGATCTAGTACCTGCAAGTGATGACTGGGTAGATACTAATCGTCTTCCTGTTAGAGTTACTAATATTGAAGGTGATTTCCAAGCAACTCGACGTGAATTAAATGTTGACCAAAATGGATTTTCTCCTATTCAATGGCAATCTTGGAGAACTACATGGACTGGAGAAAGTACAAGTGGTTGGAGTAGAAGAAGAGAACATACCTTTGCTAACTTTGTTAGTGGTAGAGGTCGTCGTGTTATGGGAACAAGAACCGTAACGTCAACTAGCAATCAAACAAGACAGGGTATTAGAACTAGAGTTGTTCCTAGAATTGATCGTATATCACAAGGAGATAGAACTGTATCCTCAACTTCTATTCCTTGGATTCGTTCTAGAAATATTGATGTAACTGTTGCAAGAATGAAACCTAGAACTACTTTCTACGGATTCTTTGATGGAACAAAAGTTGGTGATTATATGATTCCTAAAGTTCTTGAAGTTATCAAAGATCCTTCTACTGATAGTAGAACCAACTCCACACCATTTGTTATTGGTGAAACTGTAGTTGGTCAGACTTCTGGTGCAACACTTAGAATTGCAGCACCTAATGACTTCTATGATTTTAACCCATATACTGATGTAGCGATGCCTACATCATATTCTTCAACAACAGACTTTGTAAATCTTGACACAGATTCACTTGCTGCACAAGCAGTTGGTCAATACTTTGGTAATATTCAAGTTGGAGAATTGTTAGTTGCTGCCTCAGGTGCAACAGCAGTTGTTAAAGATCGTCGTTTGTTAACTGATAGATTAGGACAGTGGAAAGGTTCATTATTCATTCCACAACCTTCTATAGATACAAACCCACGTTGGGCAACAGGAACAAGAACTCTAAGATTTACTACAAACGAAAATGATTCTCGTGTTGGAGGTACAGTTGCATCTGCTGCAGAAGTTGAATACAAAGCAGAAGGAACATTAAATACACTTCAAGAAAACGTCCTTTCAGTTAGAAATGCTGATGTTGTTAGAGATACTGTTAGTCAAGATCGAACAATTAATTCTACAAGAACTGAATCACGTCAAGTTGGTTGGTGGGATCCACTTGCACAATCATTCTTAGTTACTGAAACAGGTGGAACATTCTTAACTTCAGTTGAAATTTATTTCAATGCTAAAGATAGTAATATTCCTATCTCAATGCAAATCAGAACAATGGAAAATGGTTATCCAACAACAGCTATTCTACCTTTCTCTGATGTAACGATAAATCCTGCAGATGTTCAAATCTCTGAAACTGGTGCTGTTGCAACTAAGTTTACATTCCAAGCTCCTGTATACATTCCTCAGTCAATTGAACATTGTTTTGTTCTCTTCTCAGACTCTAATGAATATCAAGTCTGGATTTCTAGGATGGGTGAATTAGATATATCTGGAGACAGAACAATATCTGAACAACCATATGCAGGTGTGTTATTTAAATCGCAGAACGCAACTACATGGACTGCAGACCAATATGAGGATCTTAAGTTTATTGTAAATAGAGCATCGTTTGATAACAGTGGAGCAACAAGAATTACTCTTAATAATGCTCCCCTTGATAGAGGTAACAACGGTAAGATTACACTACAAAATGATGCAATTCAAACATTCCAACCAGAATTGCAATTAGTAATGAACTCAACAACATTACCATTTACTATCGGAGCAAGAGTATATCAGAAGACAACTCTTGCAGAAGGTACAATTGTTGGCATTGGAGCAAGTAGTTCTGGTGTATTGTTAACTATTAATGATATCTCTGGAACATGGCAAGCAGGTAGTAACACTGGTGGTGTTATTACTAACCGTGTTGTATCATCTAAAGCAACTGCAACTATGGTTGTATCAGGTGCATCTGGAGACTTTGTTGTTGGTGAAACAATTACAGGTAACTCTTCCACAACTCCTACTGCAGAAGTTGTGACATGGACTGCTGGTACTAATACACTAACGTTAAGATATGTTTCAACTGATTTCACTGCTTCAACAGAGACAGTCACTGGTGCAGGAGGTACAACAGCAACAGTAAGTTCTGTAACCTATGCGGGTGATGTTATTGAAGGTGGTGCAGTTAGTGATGCTTATGTCGGAACAGCTCCAACATATACAACTACACAAAGAAAGGTTCGTGTTTCACACTCAAGTCATTGTATGCATGACTTAGATAATAATGTCATTGTTTCTGGCGTTATTTCTGAGGTTTCTGATACTTACTTAACCTCTTCTATATCTTCTACTGATACTACTATCAATATAAACGATGCTAGTGCTTTCCATAAAATTATTAATGGACAAGCAATTAGTGCTTCTAATGTTGGATATATCAAGATTGGTGCTGAAGTTATGTCTTACTCAGCAATCGCTTCAAATGGTAAATCTATTACTGTTCATGAAAGAGGTGTTGACGGATCAACTGGTGTAGCACATGCAGACGAAAGTGTAGTTAAATGTTACAACATTGATGGTATTCCTTTACCAGAAATCAACAAAACTCATGCAGCAATTCAAAGTCCTAGTTTAGATACATATGATCTTGCAACAACTTCCATTGCAAGATTAGGTATCAGATCTGGTGGTGATGGTATTGTTGCTACTCAGAATATTCAGTATGAGATTCTCGTTCCTCAAATCCAGAAAATGCTACTTCCTAAGACGGATGTGACTGCGAGAGTTCAAACAATTACTGGATCATCTATTAATGATGGACAAACCTTATCACAAAGTTCATTCAGTAACACTGGTGAATTTAGTGACGTTAATCTGTCAGAGGATAATTACTTTAATTCTCCTCAATTAATTTGTTCTGCAATTAATGAATCTGCAGAATTAAGTGGTGATAAGTCATTTAGAATGGATTTAACACTTTCTAGTCAATCTTCAACAGTTTCACCTGTTATGGATACAGATAGAATGTCTATTACTATGGTAAGTAGTAGAGTTAATAATCCTAGCGATGCAAACGTTGCTAAGAGACCTTTTGGTGATGAACACTCAGCAATCTATATTAGTAAGGTTGCAGATCTAGTTAACCCTTCTTCTGCTATTAAACTAATCTTTGCGGGTTATCGTCCACCTAACACTGTGATTAAACCCCTATATAGAGTATTACCCTCAGGATCTACAGATCCTATTGAGACACAGGGATTTGAATTCTTCCCAACAACAGGTGCTACCATTCCTGGTACAACTGAAGTAGAAGAATATAAAGATTATGAATACGAAGTATCAGGTCTTTCCTTCTCTCAATATCAAATAAAGATCGTGTTTGTTTCTCCGAACCAAGCATATTCTCCAGTTATTAAAGACTTTAGAGCAATCGCTCTCGCTGTATAATGTCTAGAGTTACTCCTGTCAAAGATCATGCAGGATGGTATCGTGATTCAAACGGTGCTATTCAATGTTCAAATACTTATTCATATGATAAGTATATGAAAAACTACAATGCTAATTTAGATAAGGAAAAGCAAATGGAGACTTTACAAACTGAAGTTTCTGAGTTAAAATCAGATATGAGTGAGATAAAATCACTCTTACTAACGTTAGTCCAATCACAAAATTAATTATGGAAAAAGTCTCACAAGAGTCTATGCTCCAAGAGTTCAAAGAGAGGTTCCAAAAAGTCACAGCTGAGACTTCTCAACTTGCAGCAAAAATCAAAGAAAACGAAGTGACAGCACTAAAATTACAAGGTGCTATTGAAACACTGGAATACTACATTACTCCTCCTGCAGAAGAAACTGCATCACATCCCCCAGAGGTTGATGAAGTAACAGCAGAATAATTTTCGAGGGGTTTTAAAAACCCCTTTTTTACTAGCATAAATAACTTGGAAGCATTACCCATTATAGAGTTGTCGTAACAAATGGCAAATAGAATTCAATTAAGACGAGGTGGAGCCCAAGAATGGGCAAACTCGAACCCTACACTAGCTCAAGGTGAGTTAGGTATCGAACTCGATACGGGTAGATTTAAAATCGGTGACGGAGTTACCGCATGGAATACGCTGCGATATGAACGACCAGTAGAATCCGTAACTAATACTGCAAATACGCTTGTACAGAGAGACGCTGATGGTAACTTCTCTGCAGGTACTATAACATCAACGTTGATTGGTAATGCTTCAACAGCCGCTCGACTTGCTTCCTCTAGACAAATTCAACTCTCTAGTGATGTTACTGCTTCTGGTGTATTTGATGGATCTCAAAACTTAAACTTAGTATCTTCTTTAAGTCTTGTATCTACACTTCCTCACTATGACGGAACTGCATCTGCAGAAGGAACTTATACTAAGGTAGTAATTGATGCAAAGGGTAGAATTAAAAATGCTTCAAACCCAACAACTCTCGCAGACTATAATCTTAATGGAACTGTAGAAGGATCTTCTGCTCAACCATATGACTTAGACCTTGTTGCAGTTGCAGGTCTTACTACTACTGGAATAATTGCTAGAACCTCTGGTGGTGCAATGGCAACCAGAACTGTTACAGGTACTGCTGGTAGAGTTTCCATCACTAATGGTAATGGTGTATCAGGAAACCCAACTATTGATTTAGTTACTACAACTGTTAGTGCTGGTGATTATAATACGGAATCCCTGACATCTGTAGCAGGTTCACAGACAGTTAATGCTGTAAAATTCTCAGTTGATGACAGGGGTCGTTTAACAAGTGCTACAACTGTGCCTATTGCTACTGCAGTTGAAGGAACAACTGCCCTAGATTATGCAGCAGGTACAGCATACGTTAGATATGATATTATTAAGAATGCTTCTAAGGTATACCAAGCACTCCAAAGTATTAATGCGGGTGCAGGTGCTCCTACTCATTCTGATAGTAGCGACGCTGGCGGGTGGAGATATCTCGCTGCCGAGGGAACTGAACAAAAGGGTCTTGCATCCTTTGCACAGGAAGACTTTGACGTAAGTTCTGGTCATGTTACTATTGCTGCAGCAGGTGTTGATAATCCACAATTACAAAATAGTAGAGTATCCTTTGCTGATGGAAATGCTGTAGAGCATTTTGATTTAGATCAAGAACTTACCGCAACCTCAGGTTATAGAGGATTTAATAAATTAAATTACATAAAGATTAATGATACCTCAGGTAATCTTCTGTTTGGTGCTAATAACACTGGCGATAGTAGTGCTGGTGAGATCGATGTCAATGTAAGATCATACTTTAGTGATCCAGACATTACATTAGATGGTAGTGTTGCACAAACATTAGACAAAACTGGTGATGGAAATCTAACATTCCAGACTACACAGAACTCATCTTCTGCTAGATCATTAAGTATCTTAGCAACTAACTCTGGTTCTGGTAATAGTAGTGTTATAGTAACTGCAGAAAATGCTGTTACAATCACTGCATCAGAAGCTGCAGGTAAAGTACAAGTAGAAGACACATACTTCCAAGGGGACTATATTGCTTCCTCTGCTGCTACCATGATCTTGGATCCTGGTGATGACAGAGCAGTAAGTGGTAAAGTTCAGATAATGGGGGACTTACAAGTAGATGGAACGACTACAACAATTAATTCAACCGTTACTACGGTGGATGATCCTATCATCACTCTTGGTGGTGATAGTGCTCCAGGTTCGGATGACAACAAGGATAGAGGAGTTGAATTCAGATATTACGACGCAAGTGCAAAGATTGGATTCTTTGGATACGATGATTCTGCCACTGATACTGGAGGACATACAGGAGCGTTCACCTTCCTCTACGATGCCACAAATACCTCAGAAGTATTCTCTGGAACAGATGCAGGGATCGTTGCAGGTAATTTAAAACTTACAACAAATACTAACTCAACATCTAATACTACTGGAGATCTAGTGGTCGCAGGTGGTGCGGGTATCGGTGATGATGTTAATATTGGTGGACTATTAGATGTAGATGGCACATTCCGTGCTAATAGCACATCTAGATTTGATGATAATATTGTATTCCAAGGTGCTTCTAAGACATTATCATTGAATAATGGTAGTGGCACAACTAAAATTCAACTGCATACCACTACAGGTAATGCTGAAATTGGTGGTATCTTAACTAATACTGGTGCTATCGATGCTAATTCTAGTTTAAATGTAAACGGTCTTGTTCATTTTGAATCTACAGATGTACCTACCATTGTCTCAGGTGCTCCTCATACTATTGGTTCTGGTGATTATGGTTCATTTAGATTTGATGGTGGTGGATATGTTGCAGGTAATGTTCTCTTTAATGGTGATATATTCCTTAATGGTGACTTCAACCAACAAGAAGACGCAACTGAAAACTATGGTCTAAGAAACTATCTATCTATTCGATATAAACTAAGAACAGGTTCTATTGCTGCATACAGTCCTTCTTATGCAACACACGGTCAATCTAACCTAAGAGTATATGGTGGTGCAGGTGTTGCTCAGAATTTACATGTTGGTGCAACATCATCTGGTGAAGGTTTCTTTGTAGGTAAGAAAAACTCTGGAGACACAGCTAAGTTTACAGTCTTAGGAGCAACAGGTAATACAACAATCGTTGGCACACTAAACGTTAATAATGATGTTGATTTCGATCAAGCATTAAACGTAGATGGTGCAGCAACATTCCAAGATAATGTAACTATCAATGCCGATAATAAAATGTTTATTATCGAGAATCAATCAGGTGTTGATAAGTTTACAGTCGATACAGATAATGGTAATACAACCATAGCAGGTACACTAGATGTCACAAGTAATGTCGGCATTGATGGAGATTTTGATATTGGTACTAGCAAGTTCACAGTTGCAGTCGCATCAGGTAATACAGTTATTGATGGCACACTCAACGTAGATGAAGATGCAACCTTTACATCCAATGTCACAATAAACGATGCCAATAAATTCTTCAAAATTCAAAATGGTTCTGCTGCTGACAAGTTCACAGTAGACACAGATAATGGTAATACAGTAATAGTAGGTGAACTTAATGTCAACTCAGCAGTTGATTTAGATTCAACTCTAAATGTTGATGCTGGTGCTACATTCCAAGATGATGTAACAATCAACGCTGACAGTAAGATGTTTAAGATCCAGACGAATTCGTCTGTTGATAAATTTACAGTTGATACTGACAATGGTAATACCAACATTGTTGGAACATTAACAGTCGGTAATGCAACTCAAATTAATAATACTCTTGGTGTTTCTAATGTTGTAACCATAACAAGAAACACTCAACAAACTCTAACTGGTTCTTATGCTGCTGATGGTGCATTCAAACTAACTGGTGGTGCAGCGATTGGTAAGAACCTTGCTATCGGTGAAGGACTAAGAGTCTACGGTGGAACTGAACTTACTGGTGCACTTGATCTTAACAGTAGTGCTGATATATCTGGTGCTTTAGTAACTCATGATAATGTTACTATCACTGCAGATAATAAATTCTTTAAAATACAGAACGCTTCTGCTGCGAACAAATTTACAGTAGATACTGATAATGGTAATACTGATATTCGTGGAACATTAGATATTGGTGGAGATTTAACTGCTGAATCTAATTTCACTGTTACAGGAAATCTAACTGTAAACGGAACAACAACTACAGTTAATTCCACAGTAACAACTATCGATGATCCTATCATCACTGTTGGTGGCGACACAGCACCAGCATCTAACGATGGTAAAGATCGTGGTGTTGAATTTAGATATTATGATGGATCTGCTAAGGTTGGTTTCTTCGGTTTTGATAGATCATCCTCTGAATTTGCATTCTTAACAAGTGCAACTAATAGTTCAGAAGTATTAGCAGGAACTGATGGTGCTCTAAGAGCAGGTTCAATTCATGTAACTGGTGCAGGTACATCTGTAGATATTGATAATAACTTAAACGTTGATGGAACTGCAACTGTAGATGGTCAGATTATTTCTAATCTTTCTACAGGAACTGCTCCTTTGTCTATTGCTTCTACTACTAAGGTTGCAAATCTAAACGTAGACTTACTAGATGGTATGACAACTGCGACTGCTGCAACAGCATCTACAGTTGTTAATAGAGATTCTAATGGGGACTTTGCTGCTAATCAAATCACTGCTGCTAGTGCTGCAGGATCTGGTGCAGGTTTCTTAGGAAACGCATCTACTGCTGATGCATGGAAGACTGCTAGAACATTCACTATTGATGGTGTTGTATCTGGTTCTGTATCTGTAGATGGTAGTGCTGCTCCAACAATCACAACAACATATGTTGATGATGATATTACTGCTTTAGCAGCGATGGCTGGCACAGGATACGTTGTAAGGACTGCTGCTAACACTTATGCACAAAGAACATTCTCTGCTACAGCATCCTCTGGTATTACACTAACAAACGCTGATGGTGTTTCTGGTAATACTGTAATCAACGTTGCTTCTGCATCTACTAACTCTGCTAACAACCTTGTAATCAGAGATGGATCTGGTAACTTTGCTGCTGGTACAATCACTGCTGCGTTGAGTGGTAACGTAACTGGAACTGTTTCAGACATATCAAACCATGATACTGATGCATTATCTGAAGGATCAACCAATAAGTATTATACGGATGAGAGAGTTGACGATAGAGTTAATGCTTTAATCGTTGCAGGAACTGGTATTACTAAAGTTTATGATGATACTGCAAATACATATACATTAACAGTTACACAGGCAGATGTTAATACTGACACAATAACTGAAGGATCAACTAATCTCTTTACTACTGCTGCTAGAACTAGAACTCACTTTACATACGGAACTGGTATTACTCATAGTTCTGGAACTCTATCAGTAACACAAGCAGATATCGATACAGACAATGTAACTGAAGGATCAAGCAACCTGTTCACCACTGCTGCTCGATCAAGGACACACTTTACTTACGGAACAGGTATCGCGTTGTCTGGTGGTGGTGAACTAACTGTTACTCAAGCAGACATTAGTACTGATAACGTAACTGAAGGATCTTCTAATCTCTTTACGACTGCTGCTAGAACTAGAACTCACTTCACATATGGAACTGGTATTGCACATGATGGATCAGGTGCTCTTTCTGTAACACAGTCAGATATCAATACTGATAATGTAACTGAAGGATCTACAAATGTATTCTTTACTAACGCTCGTGCAGATGCAAGAGTTGCTGCTGCTACTGGTGCAAACTTAGATCTATCCAGTAAGTCTACAACTAACCTTTCTGAAGGAACTAATCAATATTATACAGAAGCAAAAGTCCAAACAAAACTTGATAATGCATTTGCACAACTTAGTGCAATGTTAAATAATCTTGCAACCTCTACTACACTTACATTGGGTCTTAGTGGAGATCCAACACCTGGTGCTGTTGTTACCACTGGTGTTAGTGTTGGAGGTGGAGGTGGATTCACAGGAGCAACAGGAGTCGCAACTTCTGGTGGAACTGGATCTAGTTTAACTGTTGATACTACAGTTGATTCTGATGGAAACATTACTGCTGCTGCAGTAAATGCAGGTGGTTCTGGATATCTAATCACAGATACCGTTACAATCACCAATGCTAATGCAGGTAAGGTTCTTACATTGAACTTAGCATCTCTTGTTGGAGGAACTGGATACACCAGTGCAACTGGAATCTCTGCTACTGGTGGAGATGGATCTGCACTGACTGTTGACATTACTGCATCTGCAGGTGCTATAACTAACGTAACAGTCAATAACGCTGGTACTGGATACGCTGCTGCTAACACAGTTACAATCGCTAACGCTAACGCTTCTGGAATTAAGACTCTTGGATCTATTAGTGCTGCAGGATCTGGATATTCAACAGGAACTGCTATTGCAACATCATCATCTGGATCTGGATCTAGTGCAACATTGAACATCACTTCTGTTGATGCTAGTGGTGGTATCACTGGTGTTGCAATCAATGATGATGGATCTGGTTACGCTGCATCTGAAGTCTTGACAATTACTAATGCTAACGCATCTGGTATCGCAACAACAGGAAACGTTGGTGCTGCTGATGCATCAAGAACTGCAGGAACTTACACCTTAGGAACATCTGATTATATCACTCAAGCATCAGGTGCTAACGCAACATTCACTGTTGTTGTTGATTCAAATGGTGCTGCTACTATCACCGTAACAGATGATGGATCTGGTTTCATTGTCAATGAGACAGTCACAGTTGCTGATGCTCAACTTGGTAGTGGCGGTGGTGCTGCTCTTACATTCGATGTAACAGCAATTCATGGTAGTACTGCTACAGTCCCAGTATCTGCGATCCATGGTAATGGTGCAACAGTTGATGTTGCTACTGTTGCAACAAATGCAACATTGACTCTTACCGACATTACCACTATGGAAGTCGGAGCGACTGTCACAGGAGCAACCAGTGGCACTACAGGAGTCGTTACTGCTCTTGGCACTAATGCCATTACTGTTGATAATGTAGATGGATTCTTCAAATCAGGAGAAGTCGTCAGTGCTAATGATGTTACTACTTTGACAATATCCTCATTCAGTTAATAAACCATGTCTGCTACTAAACCCGCAAGTAAAACAGAATTAAAAGATTATGCTCTTCGTAGATTAGGATACCCTACGATAGACATTAACGTTGCTACAGAACAACTAGATGATCTAGTCGATGAAGCTATTGATTATTATCAAGAATATCATTATAACGGCAGTTATAAAACTTTCATGAGAATATTAGTCACTGAGGGAATTAAAACTGCAGCAAAGGGATTTTCTCAAGAAGGTTCTACCGATTGGTATGAAATGGACAACTACGTTTCATTGCCACCTGGTTGTTTAGGTGTTAATCATGTATATTCTCAAATCGGTGCATCAAGTATTGTTCCAGGTAATATATTCAATATTAAATATCAAATATTTTTAAACGATATCTATGCTATGACGCATGGACATATCTTACATTACTTTATGACTTCTCAATATCTTGAGACGTTAGACTTTGTAACCAATTCACAAGCAAATCGTAGAGTAAGATTTAACGAACATCAAGGTAGATTATATCTAGATATGGACTGGGGAGATATGACTGTAGGTGATTACTTGCTAGTTGAAATGTCTTTAAGACAGGATCCAACAACCTATACAACCATGTTTAATGACAACTGGTTGAAGGATTATGTAGAAGCATTATTTCAACAGCAATGGGGAAGAAACCTAAGTAAGTATGATGGTATTCAAATGATAGGTGGTGTCACTCTTAATGGTCGCCAAATTTTAGATGACGCAAGTACATTTAAAAAAGATCTTGAAACTACACTTCGTAGCACTTATGAACTACCACCTTTAGACTTAGTAGGGTAATCACTAATGGCAATTTCTAATACACCAGCACAGGATTACGTTCAAAGTGACTATAGTAATAGTGCAAGACTTAATATTAATGGGTCTGCACAAGAGCAAAAATTCATTGAAAACCTTATCGTAGAAACTATTGAAATTTATGGGCAAAATATTTACTATGTTCCGAGAACGATTGTCAACAGGGATACAGTCCTTGGAGAAGACTCGGATTCGCAATTTGACAGTGCAAAAGCAATTAGAGCATATGTCAATAATGTTGAAGGATGGGAAGGACAAGGTGAGTTACTTAGCAAATTTGGAGTCCGTATCGAAGACAAGACAACTTTTGTTTTCTCCCGTGAAAAGTTTAAAGAAAAGGTTGACGACTCTACGGTTCTTAATGTCGAAGGACGACCCAACGAAGGGGATTTAATTTGGTTTCCAATAACAAAACATTTATTTGAAATTAAATTTGTAGAAGCAGAAAAACCATTTTACCAATTAGGAAAAGGTTATGTTTGGGAATGTCAATGCGAACTCTTTGAATACAGCGACGAAGATCTCGACACAGGAATCGCAGAGATTGATGCAATCGAAACTGCCTTTGCTAATGCTATTACAGTTAACTTTGCTACTGGAGGCTCTGGTGATTTCACAGTTGGTGAGATCGTTGCTGGAGGCACATCTAATGTAACTGCTGAAGTTAAGGCATGGGATTCTAGTACAAGACAGTTACAAGTCTTTAATAGAAGCGGTATCTTTACTATTCCTGAGACTGTCACAGGACAGACCTCAAGTGCTGCATGGACATCTGCATCCTACAATACCCTAAATAATGTGAACACTGCGGACTCTATAGATCAAAATTACGATTTTGAGACACTAGATAATGATATTATAGACTTCACAGAAACAAATCCATTTGGATCATTTGGTTCATCTACTGACACTACGGTTTAATTATGCTAGGCACTTATTCATATCACGAGATCTTTAGAAGATCAGTTGTTGCGTTTGGAACTTTATTCAACAATATCGAATTACGTCGTAATGACGAGGTAATGAAAGTTCCTCTAGCTTATGGACCTAAAGCAAAGTTCCTAGCACGTCTTGATCAAGTTGATCCTACTAATAAAAGAATTCAAATTACTTTACCAAGAATTTCTTTTGAGATTAATGGTCTTGAATATGATTCAACTAGAAAAGTATCACCAACACAAAAGGTGAAAATTGCTTCTACTTCAGATAAGAATAAGAATATGTTTATGCCTGTTCCTTATAATCTATCATTTGAAATGGGGATTATAGCAAAGAATCAGGATGACTCATTACAAATTGTAGAACAGATATTACCATATTTCCAACCTCATTATAACTTGTCAATCAAGTTAGTTCCTACTGTGAATGAAACTAGGGATGTTCCTATTGTATTAACTAATGTAGAGTACGAAGATATTTACGAAGGTGAATTTGCAACGAGGAGAGCGATTACTTATACTCTTCAGTTCACAATGAAGACATACTTATACGGTCCTGTTACAGAGCAGAAAGTTATCAAGAAGGCAATCACGGACATGTATACAGATACAAATACTACATCTGCACCAAGAGAAGTTCGTTATACTATTCAACCAAACCCAATCTCAGCAGATGCTGATGATGACTTTGGATTTGGTATAGTAGATTCTGACTTTACAGATAATAAGAAACGTAATCCTACAAGTGGTGCTGACGAAACAATAACATGATTTTCTTTTCCTTTATAATGTCACTATTTGCAAATCATTTACCAGTGATGTATGTTCAAGTACCTCAATGGGCAGATGATTGGGCAGTGTGTGCAGTTGATGTGCCTGACGCTAAGTGTCATTGGTATGTTATGTCACCTGATAATACCTTCGGTGAAGGATTTGATTGGGAAGAAGCACCTTGGTTTGATGCAAATGGTCTAAATGATATTGCACCAATGCAAGCAAAAACAGTTGTAGAAAGGTTACAGGAACATGACTAATCCTTTTGATGGTTTAAATGATGCTTTTGGTTCTGAACCTTCAGAACTACAGAAACATGTTGAGAAAGTAAAACCAATTTTAAAGAAAACTGATACAGAGGATGTCAAATATGATTATGAAACTTCCCGTGCTCAATTACATCAACTCGTATCGAAAGGACAGGAAGCAGTTGATGGTATTTTAGATGTTGCACGGGCATCAGATCATCCTCGTGCATATGAAGTTGCAGGTCAATTAATTAAACATGTTGCAGATACTGCTGATAAACTAATCGATCTTCAGAAGAAGATGAAAGAATTAGATGCTGACGATAAAAAGAATGCACCAGCTACTGTTAATAATACAATGTTTATTGGTAGCACTTCAGAGCTACAAAAGATGTTAAAGAAACAAAAAGAGATAAATAAAGAGGACACGAAATAACACGACATGACAGTTTTAAACGTTTTAAGCACGAATTCTGTTGCAGCAGGTGCATCAGAATATCAAGTAATACAAACAGGATATTACAGAGTTGGATCTACTGCAGGTGCAGCAACTGTATCACTCAATGGTGGTCCTGCAATCACACTTGTTCAGAATGAATTCATTCTTGTCAAAGGTGGTAAACCTGGTCAAGCAAAGATTGTAAAAGGAGTAGATGATTCTACTGCGGATTATATCTTAGGTCATCATGCACTGGCAACAGGAGATGCTCATCCATTCTCAGTAAACGACTTTATTGCTGTAGAAGATAATGGAACTGCTGGACCAGCTATTGACAGTAACTTCCTTTCTGCAGGTACTGTTGGTAAAAAAATTACTGCAGTAGCAGGTAATAAAATAACAACTGATATTGATTCTTCATCAGCGTCTGCTGATTATGTTTATGCATCAGGCAAACAAGCAATTGTGAAAAGATGTATAAAAATTACTGCAGCAACAAGTGCAGTAATAATAGAAGAAGTTCAAGTCGTTGGCGGTTAATGCAAGAGGCAAAGAAATACTACGGAGGTAAAAATACTAAACCTAAAGGGTTTGGTGCTCCCGAACTTGGTCCTGTTAACCAAGAAGCGGAGAGAATTATCCGTGGTATGAAATCCAAAAGTGCCAATAGATTTAAAAGTCTATATGGCAAACGTGACAAGGATGTCATGACACTTACTGCTAATAAGTTGGCATTAAAAGACAATTTAAAAGTTATGTACTACAAAGATTTCATTGATTTAGTTGAAGGTAATCCTACTACTAGGATGCTTTCTAAATCGAAGTCGAAAACGACTGGAAACATTTCTGCTGATCGAGGAACAGATGAAAAGAAAAATCGAGAAAGTAGAAAATCACTTGAAAAAGACCTCAAGAAAAAAGGCATCGGTTACAAAAAAGGGGTTGGAGAATATAAGTATTCATCAGGTGAAGGCACAGGTCGTGAGGTATCATACCAAACAAGTCCTAAAAAAGGAATGTCTAAACGTCGTTTCGGTAAGGTCATGCGTCGCCTCGGTAGAAAGCATGGTCAAGAATCAGTAATCACTAAGAAAGCAGGTAAACCTGCTAGACTACATGATACTGAGTCTAAGAAACCATCTAAATCCTTTACTCTAGGTAAAGCAAAACCAGGTAAGAACCCATCTGGTCAAGGAGAAACTTCTGGCACAAAAGTCAGAAAAGGTAAACTAGGTAAAACTAACAAACCTGCAATGCATTATGGGAACTAAAAAACCAAATCCATTCGGTAAGCGTGCTGTATTAAAGATGCTTATCAAGTCAGTTGCTGAAAAACAACGAGCGAAAGCTGGTGTTACAAGAGAATCAGTGACTACTATTGAAAAACCTCATAAGGCAAATGTTGAAACTGTAATGAGACACAATGGAATTCAAAAAGTTATGGGAAAAACTAAAGCCAAATCAAATGGCACCCCAATTAATGAGAAGTCGAAGAGTGGTGATAGTTCTTTGCGTGACTGGTTTGGCAAGAGTAAGTCTTCTGATGGTACCCCTGGTTGGGTTCAATTGGGTGGGAAATATGCAGGAAAACCTTGTGCCAAACAACCAGGTCAAACAACAAAACCAAAATGCGGTTCCTCTAAAATGAAGAGAAACCTAAATAAAGATGAGGAAGATGCAGCCTTTCGTCGCAAAAACACAAAAGATCCTAATCCAAATAGAAAAGGAAAAGCAATCAACGTGAAAACAGAATCTACACAAATACAAGAAGGCGAAAAAGATGCATGTTACCATAAGGTAAAATCACGTTATTCAGTTTGGCCAAGTGCTTATGCAAGCGGTGCACTTGTCAAATGCCGAAAAGTTGGTGCAAAGAATTGGGGAAATAAAAGTAAGAAAGAAGAATTTGAAGGCAACCTCTCATTCCAAGAGTTTCAAGAGAAGAGTATGAAATGTTGGAAAGGTTATGAAAAGAAAGGATCCCAAACCTTATTCGGAAAAACGTACAATCGCTGCGTAAAGAAAGAAGAAAATGAAATCGAAGAAGGAGCAGCCTGGACAAAAAAATCAGGAAAAGCAAAGTCAGGAGGACTTAACGAAAAAGGAAGAAAAAGTTACGAACGCGAAAATCCTGGATCTGACCTTAAAGCACCTAGCAAGAAAGTTGGAAACCCCCGCAGGGCATCGTTCTGTGCTCGAATGAAAGGTATGAGAAAGAGACAAAAACCCTCTAATAATACAGGAGATGATAGACTATCTAAGTCACTACGAGCATGGAATTGCTAAATGAAAATTTGTCCTAGGTGTAATGCTACATGGATGGAAGAACAGTTATATTGGTCAACAGGTAAAGAAGGATGTCCTCATGATCTTGCAGGATTAGTCTGTAATGTTGTTGATGATGACAATTGTATCAACCCATGTAAAGGATCTACCAGTGGTCAGACATGGGAACATCGTCGTGCTATGCTAGATAGTATAGAGTAATAATTACAAATGCCAGTCTATCGTGATTATGAGATTAGACTTAATCTCAATGAACTTATAGAACAAAGAATTCCAACTTGCGATTTGTTACATCCAGATCACTGTTTATCAGAATCTCAAGTAGCAGATATTGCACATGACATTAATATGGATTTGGATTTACATCCTATCTTTCATCAAATAGATGATCATATTATGAGATATGTAAAAGCAGCTGGAATTAAAAATGACGACCATTGGGTCGAAGAAAAATTGAAGGATCTTAAAGAATGAAACCTACTGAATCTTCTGAACAACTTATTCAACGTTTTACTAAACGTACTATGCAGTTGTCTCAGAGAAAACAAGAATTACAAGAAGCATATGATGAGTATGTAAAGTTAGAAAGAGATCTAACTAGACTTGAAGGTTCTATGCAAGCAATCGAATATGTTGCTTTCGGCAAAATGCCAGGAGATGGTAACCATGGGGGTATGAAAGACCATAACCCACATAAATAATAGACGAAATGGAGTTGAAACTATCATGTCCCATTACACTGTTGGTTATCACGATAACCTAAACCATCATTATGAAATTTGTGAATATGCAAACGATGCATACAATGCGATAAAGCAAGCAAGAGAAGACCTAGAAGGTTTTAGTAATCCACACGCTGCTGAGTATTGTCTCAAGGAGGATTAAGATGAACGGAAGATTAGATAAGGTTGCGATGACAGACAGACTTATGAAGCTCAAAAGAGAACTACACTATAAGTGTGAGATCGGAGAGAAAGGTAAATGGGAATGTATCGGAGCAAACGAATACTTAAATAAAACACTTGATGTTTTGAATGAGTATTACCAGTAATGGTTGTCTGGGGTGTCATCTGGATGGTAGGAATACTTGTAATAATGGTCACTTGGTATATCGTCTATATACTAAGGATGGCATTTATGGAGATGAACGATGGGAGCAATGGTTCCACCAAGTCGGAAAAGTTGTTATAACTTCCGAGTTGTATCGATCGATAGAGTTGTTGATGGTGATACCATTGATGTTTCAATAGACTTAGGATTCGATCTTATAAAAAAAGAAAGGGTTCGTATAGCTGGTATTGATACTCCTGAGAAGAGAACTAGAGACTTGGAAGAGAAGGCATTAGGTATTGATGCTACAAACTGGATGAAAAAGAATTTGGAGGACACCATTGCTGGAGATGACGAACTCACTATCAGAACAGAACTTGTTGGTGGTATGGGTAAGTACGGCAGGCTTCTTGGTTGGTTATACGTTGGCGAAAGCGATGTCTCGTTAAACGAAATTATGATTCAAGAAGGGTATGCATGGGCATACGATGGAGGAACGAAGCAAAAGAACTTCGAGGAACTACGAGAAATTCGTAGAGCAAAAGGAACACTAATGGAGGGTTAAAATGTCTTGTGAAGATCACGAAAAAATGAATCCCGTTGTACATGCTTTACATCATGTAAAAGAATGGGATAAAAAAATGGCAAAGAAACTTCAAGATAAGTTTGGTTTATCAGACTATCAAATGATGTGTCTTGCCTTTGCAAAAGGATTTATTATTGGAGCAATTTTACTGTAATGAGAGAACAACTACTTAAAGCACTTCTTGCACATGCTCAAGGAGATATTCAAAAACACGTTGCAAACGTGGAAGTTTATCTTACTAACCCTGCAGGAATTGGTGAACACTCTAATATTGTTGAAGCGATCGAACAAGAACTAAATGAGATTGCTAAGTATCAAGATCAAATTGACGTGATACAAAAATACTTTATGAAAAAAAGTGACAAGTCTAACGGCTGAAGTATCTAATTATATTAGAAAAGAATTAAAAAGTTTTCCAGATGTTAGACCTCTGGAAAACAAATATCCTATTGTTGAAAACGATAAGGTATTCATTATGAATGAAATGCATCAGAGTAAGAAACTCAGAAAAATGCATTTAGAGACTGGGTATACGGATAATATTGAAGTGATGCATTGTGTATTGTATCCTTCAGTCGATTATCCTATACCCATTTTTGGTGCTGATATTGTAGAAACACCAAAAGTAATTACTGCTGCAATCATAGATATAACTCCTGTATGTGGCACAGAAAGATTAATAGAATTGTATAAAGATATATCATTGAAGTATAAGTTTAAAGAGAATAGACATTTACCACAATGGGGTGAAGAGGTCTTTTCAGAGGGATGTAAGTTTGTTCGTATTAAGACTGAAGAAGAAAAATATATGTATTTGGATATGATTAAAGAATCACTTCGTTTGTATAGGGGCATAGTAGAGAATGCAGTGTTCGATATGCAATGGATAAATACTATGAAAAGGATTGATGAACAATGCTGGTACTGCACGTCTCAAAGAAAAAATACAAAGACCAAAGCAGTTCTCAGTCAGTGGTTTGATCCTCAATGGGCAGACGATTACATCAATGACGTTTTATTTGACAAACCAAAATGGCAGCAACTGACCAATACTTAGGTAATCCTAATTTAAAAAAAGCAAACGTTGCACAGAGCTTCACTAAAAAAGAAGTTGCTGAGGTAATTAAATGTGCTGAAGATCCTGTATACTTTATTAAGAAGTATATTCAAATAGTATCATTAGACAAAGGTTTAATACCTTTTGATATGTACGATTTTCAAGAGGAGATGGTTGGTAAGTTTCATAAGCATAGATTTAATATAGCAAAACTACCACGTCAGTCTGGTAAATCAACTATTGTTACCTCATACTTATTATGGTATGTGTTGTTTAACGATAGTGTTAACGTCGCAATCTTAGCAAACAAAGCAGCAACCGCAAGGGAGATGCTTCAACGATTACAATTATCATATGAAAACCTCCCAAGATACCTCCAACAAGGAATCCTCCAATGGAACAGAGGATCACTGGAATTGGAGAATGGAAGTAAGATCATGGCTGCATCTACTTCTGCTTCTGCTGTTAGGGGTATGTCGTTTAACGTTATATTTTTGGATGAATTCGCTTTCATTCCGAATC